GAATTATCTGGGTCTGTGCCGTTATATGCAAGAACACTTGAGTTAGTAGATGTACCGTTAGGAATTGTACCAATACTAGTAAGCCCATTAGTCGTAGAGCTTTGGAACAGAGTTCGGCTAGCAATTGTTGCGTTAGAGAAGTCAGCTCTAATTCTACGGGCTGCTCCGTTTAGTGTAAGATTTTCTACGCCAATTGTCCCTGTCAGTGAAGGAGATGCCAAAGGAGCCTTCAATGCCAAAGCATCGAACACTGCGTTTTGTGACGGTGCTCGGCCTGTAATACCATCTGTGATCGAGTCATCGATATCGGTATTAGCTAGGCCAATTGCCCAGCTTGTGGCTGTCTGTCCCGGAGCATCTGAAAGAGCACGAATAAATTGACGTACAGCCACAGGAGTTCCGCCAAGCGTTCCAGCTACGGAAATAGTCCAGATGTCATTCTTTTTTACAGCTCCAGCGCTTCCTGATCCGCCTGTTGTAGGGAACGTGTTTACTGAAGCGTCGTAGTTACCACGATCATCCCACATGCTAACGACCAAACCATCTGCGTAGCTATTTGCACTTGCCAACGTTGCTGCGTCTGCTGCTGCTTGAGCGGTAGAGACAGGTTTACTTGCATCACTTGTATTGTCTACGTTGGAAAGCCCTACAGCAGCTTTATCAAGCGTTTGAAACGTTTTATCTCCACGGTAATATTGGGACGTGGTTCCAGCAACAATGGTAGGTTGCTTAGCAGCAAGTGCATCAAACACTGCGTTTTGAGATGGAGCCTTTACAGTTTGACCATCTACAATTTGATTCTCAACCAGAGAAGCTGCCGCAGCCGCCGATGCCGCCGCTTCATCTGCACTAGCTTCTGCCGCCGCCGCATATCCTGCTGCGCTCTCAGCACTGGCTGTTGCAATATCGTCCATTAGATTTAGCTGAACGATATAGTCCTGCTGGTTGTAATAGAAACGTGTAGACATAAATTCTTTACCTTTCTTCGTAATTCTGTGTTATACTCTCGTAAGGAGTAGTCATAAGTAGGATTATAACACTACTTACCTATAATGTCAAAAAGCCGCCCATCAGGGCGGCTTTCTGTTACGTAATACTACTTACATTTATGGAATCAATGCTACCTGTGTGGGCGCGGACGGCCATGACGAACCTTGAGTACCAATGGTGTAAACCTTCACCGCCTCTAGCCAAATCTGGTTTCCTGAAGCTGTACTGCTTCTTAATGCGGTGCATAGTAAGTAGCTAAGGTGTGCGGGATTATCGTCGTGAAAGACATACCCGTATGGATTATATGTGCTATTTGCCAGCATCCAAGGGTTTGATCCTTGACTGTGTGCTATAACACTAATAGGATTATATGTAACAGTTGGGGGGGATAATGCTGGAAGCGTCACAACTTCTTTCACACGCGGTACAACTCTATTTGAGTCGTAGATAAGGTTCCCTGCTGCATCAAACACATTCAAACCATATCCGGGACTGCTCGGAGCAAGCGTACTGGCAATCCCGAACACCATATATTCTGTACTCCCTGATACCTCTGTAGCGTACGCTGTGCTTGAAGCAGGTTGGTCATAGCAGGCAAATGTGACACTGCTATTTGTCAAGTCCGCCACACGAACAAACCTGTTGGATGTATTGAAACGAACAAATACCAGAGGACGAACTGTAGTAGTTGTAAAACTAACAGCCACACCAGTAGAGGCAGTTCCAGAGGCTAGTAGGCTATAATTTGGATTAACACTGTCAATAATCAAAGCCCCAGCATCATTGTAGATTTCTAGTCCTGCTGTCATTTCAAATCCTAAAAACGTAAAATGTACCAGAGCCACTTGACCCGATTTGGCCGTAAACTCTGACCTGATTAGTCTCTACTACTGGAAGTCCTATAGAGCTAGTCGCAAAGTGAGTACCGGGAGACACGCCCGGAACACTTACGACTGTGCTACTGTTGTCAGAAGAACTTACAGTAAAACCGTAAGAACCAATATATCTAAATGTCTGATCGGACGTGTCAAGAATAATATTTCCTGACGCATCCCATACTTGTAGTCCTGCTGCCATTACCAAATCCCCAAACGAACACGGAGCGTACCTGCACTGTCATACACGTTAACACCGTTTTGATTAATAACCGTACGTTGCCCAGATGATCCAGACTGAATCGTACCCGAAGTAATTGTTCCCAACGTTCCATTAGGTGCGTTGAGCGTTCCTGAGAACGATCCGCTAGTGGCTGTAATAGCGCCAGTTACGCTCAAGTTACCGTTGACGATGCTGAAGCCGGGGGCATATACGTTTCCGCTTTCCTCGACTTGGAAATATTTGTTGTTATTGGCGTTACCAATCAACAGCCCCGATGCTCCAAGGAAGAATCCAGTGTTACCTGCACCAGCAGCCGGCCAAGAGTATCCTGTATATACACCACCCATTAGAGAGCCACGCGTATAGATGTTGTTAGCGTAAAGCGTACCTGACCTGTCAATCCTCCAGCCTACTCCGCTCGGCCCCACACTTCCGTTCCAGTTAGTGGAAAACAAGTCACCGCCAATTTGAGTATTCCCAATAGCGCCACCCTGAACCCAGTTGGCTACGTTGCCAGAAGTAATCTGCGTAGACGCGCTACTCTGAATCAAGATGTTACCACCAGAGTCACGGACAGTGAGCGCCTTCATCGAAGCGTTGCCGTTACTGTCTACCGTGAAGTTTCCGTTGGCGCTGCTAATCGTTCCAGACACATTTAACGTGCCTGTGTCAGTAGATACAGCAGACAAACTACCTACACGAAGGGCACTAAGATATGGTAGCCCCCAGACAGTCTGATTCGATACAGAATTCCAGATACCATTACTCTGGAAAACAGACTGTCCTGCTGCCGGAACAGGAGGGGATGTTACCCAAGTACGTGTACTTCCCCAGTCACCAGAAGCTGGAAGAGCTGTACCAGACTTCGTAATCGTAGCTGGTGTTCCATTCAACGTATTACCATCTACAAGAACGTAAGCAATAGCAGCATTGTTGCCGTTTGTTGCCATGTAGCCGATACCTGTACGTGTTGCTGTTGTCCAGTCAATCGCGGTTGTAGTTGCACCTGTTGAATCTACTAAAGCCACTGTTGCTTCATAAAGCGTATAACCAAGTGCTGGAGCATCTGTCTTAGCTGCTGTCCATCCTGTCGCTGGTGGAGTATTGTAGCTTGCTGTTGCCCACGTCCATGTGGCTGTGCCTGTAGCTGTAGGAGCTGCACCTGTAGACCATTGATAGGCACGAGCCACAGCCTGCTTAGCGCCCGCTACGCCGTTTTGAGACACAGCAGCTACCGTGGCACCAGCTGAGTATGTTACGGTTGTTGTAGGCGTTCCTGCTGGAGCTGTGATAGGTTTTGAAGCTACCCACAGTTTAATTCCTGATGTTCCCGGATTCGTCTGAACAGTAGTAAACCATCCGTCACTTCCGATGTAGGACGTATTCGCTGCGCTAGCCCATGTGAACGTTGAAGAGCCTGAAGGCAATCCCGGATCAACAGTAGACCATTGATACAAAGAAGCCGTAGCAAACATGCTTCCATCTGCACCAGTTTCACCTGCAACTCCGTCTTCTACTTTGGCAATATCAATGGAAGCATTGTACGTCTGTCCTAGGAAGCTTACGCTGGCAGAGACAGTAATGTTATCCACTGGCATATTTGCGAAGGTAAGCGTTCTTGTATTTCCTGTTCCTGTAAGCGTACCAGCAGTGATGCTAAACGATGCCTCTGTTCCTGTCATATTGACAGGGTTAGCGGTAATCGTAATTGACGAAGGAGTTGGCGTACCACTCGTTGAAACGTGGAACACTGGCGTCGATGGGGTCAGCGTCAAATACTTCCCTGCTGTAGGGTCAACGTCTCGTGTTGACGCTGCTTGCAGGATATTATCCCTGTCGTTCTGAATAGTAGCCATTCTTTTCCTTTATACTAGTACACCCACTGTTACGTGTCCATTCAGCCATACAGGGGCTAACGATGTTACGATGCCTGTCTTTCCGTTCTGAAGTCCGAATCGTGGATGTGTAATTGTGATTGCTTGTCCAAGCTCTAGTTGAAGCAGGTCAGCAGTTCCTTCAAATGTAAATACTGTGCGTGCTACCTTCCACATATCCAATTGACGTTGTGCTTCGACCTGAGCATCCGTACGCTTACACAGCAACGTATCCTTTTGCGGAGGAGCTGAGTTCAACTTGTAATCCGCTTGCACTGTCGTATCGGCTGCTGTAGCTGTCAACCATTCCATTGCAAATAATGTTTTATGTGCATCAGGAATAGAAGTTAGCAAGCCCTCTTGAACTGTGTAGTTCTTATTAAATCCCAGCATCACAGCTCCCTTTACGTAAGGACGGGACGTGATACGAAGTGAACGTTCAACCATCTGGGAAGGCCCGACAGCGAATGGTGTTCCTGTTCCCGGAATCTGCAATTGAATCAAGCGCAGGAGTCCTTGACGGGACATTACAAGCTGTGCATCCACACTTCCTGCTAGTTGTTGACACAGCTCTAGAACGTTAGTACGTCCGTCTGCATATACGCCGATAGGTTGTGGGTGTGCTGTATCGAAAGCTGAAAAGTTAGAGGCGTCGATGTCACTTGAATCGAATCTGTCTGTATCTTTTCCATACCCTGTGACGATACGTTCCACTAGGGCTGCAATTGTATTTCTATATGTTCCTCCGAACTTGTCACCTTGAATGGAGGCTGTAATGGAGCCAGCGGAAGGACGGTTCAAAGTAAAACGGCCAGTGCCTAGTGTAGCTGTGATACCCACTGGCTTGCCATTATCTCTCACTTCAATCACTCGCTCGATTGCACCATCATGCACTTCGTATTCCAGCGTTACAGCGTTCGTAAGTTGTGGTGTGACGTTGTGAACTTCACCGAACGATAGGCTCAGTACGTTATCACTGTTCCCGTCACTTCCACCAATTTTGTCATCCGTCACCGGAGTATTAAGACGTTGGAGTTTGTCTCTCAACGTAAGGTTTAGTAAGTCGCGGCTCTTGCTACCAATCGTAGCAACCACGCCATTAAAAATCATTTGAAAATCTGAGCGAATCCAACGAGGATCACCAATCCACATCTTGATTGAGTGGTTGTCCCAGATATCGTCTAGCCATGAATCACGCTCTCCGTTGTAGTTGGAAAGCTCGATGTCACCTGCACTAAAACTCCCTTGGCCATCGAGAGCAAGTTGTTCAGTAAATTGCAGCCCTGTCGTTACGATAGGCTGGTAAAATTGGTTGGCTGGGCTGTCAGTCGGCGATGTAACGTAAGGTTTAGTAGACAAAAACCGGGTTGTTTCCAACCCGGCTGTCTTTACACCTACTTCAATCAACACAACCCTGACAGCAGCCGGGTCTTTCAACCAAGCTGCGTAGTCAATCATTGTTTCCCTTCTAGCCTGTTAAGGCTTATCGTTCATTTTCTAGAAGTTTGCCTGTCTTATCGGCCCACACTGTAGCACTCGTTGAAGAGGTAACAGCTTCAGCAATAACACCTGCACTCGTTGTTTGTGAGTTGAACACCACGCCCATCAGGTCGTCCATCTGCTTAGCATTCAAAGTATTTGCTTCGGCCAACTGCGCACGAAGTTCTGCAATTTGAGCTTCTAGAGATGATGTATCAACCACTACAGGAGATACGGATGTTTGCAGCAACGGTGAAGGAGCCACAAGGTTAGTCAGGATATCTTGAGCTGTTGCATTCAATGTATCCAAACGAGCCACTTGATCTTGCAAAGCTTTAAGTTGTGCTTCTGCGTTAGTGATCTGAGCCGAAGTTGAAGCTGACAATCTATCGATGTCTGCCATAACTTTATTGTACGTATCGGTGTAGCCTTGTGAGCTAGCGTTGATAACACGGGACGCATCTAGGAAGGCTTGCGCCACTCCGGTGAAGTTGTCTTGTGCAGTAACGTCTCCGGCCATTGCCTTAGCAAGAGTTTCCTCATACTGGCGTTTAGCTTCTACGTATTTTTCGTTAGGAGTCAGGATAGATGATCCACCAAGAGCCAAGGAGTCTTTGAACTCTTTTAACGTGTCCAAGAATCGCTTCAGACCGTCGAGCGTAGAATTGATACTTTCCATCTGGCTATCTCTTGCTTCGTCTGCTGCTTCCGTAGCTTTCGCGTAGGCATCAGTTAGAGCTAGCAGTTGACCTGTAAGTTTAGCGTTTTCAGCCGTACCTACACCAGTTTGTTCAATCAAGGCACGAAGTGCTGCTTTGCTTGCTGGAAGTGCAAGGCCGAGCTTATTAAACTCAGCAGTTACAGATTTCAACATTATAGCAGACTTCTCTTGATCTGTAAAGTATTTATCTTGGTAAGCAGTTAGTGCACTACCTAGTTTGGAAATACTTCCAGCTCCCTTAACAACATTGATGTCCAGCCCGTTACCGTTAAGTCCTAGTCCGTTCATCTGCTTGCGAATATCTACCAGAGCTTTGTATGTGCTAACCAAATCGTCCAGAGAATCCCCAAGCCCTTTAAGCATTTCATTAATGCCGCTGTTTCCTTCGGCTAGTGCGATAGTTTGCCTAGCGATTTCAACAGATACATCTCCTTGCTTATTAAGGATGTTGGTATAATCAATCGCTGTCAATCCAAGCTGTTCCATTGCTAGCTTCGCTTGTTCAACACCAGAAGATACACGGATAACAGTTTGAGCGTAACCTTCACCAACTTGACGGAATGAATCCATAGATGGGAATGCCTTTTCCGCAATCTCGTCCATCGACTTGCTCAAGACAGCGTTAAGTGCTTCTGTCAGCTCTTCTCCCTTCAATCCCTTCAGCGAAACCATAGTAGTTGTCAGCACCATGTTGTTAATAGCGTTTCCAACTTCTTCTCCACTCTTACCTAGACCACTTGCAGCCAACTTCAAAGTTTCTTCCAGATTAGAGAACACCAATCCGAACTGCTGGGCCATCTCTTGCGAAACACCTTGCGTTACAACTTTGTTGGTTGTTGTCTTAGATAGTCCAAAGAGTTTCTTCTTGGTCGTATCTACCGATGCATACTGATTGAATCCACTACCACCTTGAAGGTCAGACACGCGTCCTCCAAATTGCAGGCCAGCGTCAATAATGGTTTGCTTTGTGCTTCCCCACAACGAACTAACTTTGCTCATGATGCTAGAGATTACACCTCCAACAACAGGAATTGCACTTGCCAGCTTGTTTGTAAGTCCTACAGATGTTCCAAGTAGTCCAGTTTCACCAGAAGAAAGTTTACCTGTTGTGATTCCCAGGTTAGTACCTTCTGTCAGGCCGGAAGTACGAATAACAAGGTTAGTCAGTCCAGTCATGGAAGCTTCAATAGCACGAAGCGATTGCAGCATTCCTTGGTTAATTGGAAGCAGAACGTTAGAGTTCGTTTTCAAAGTTTCCAAAGACTTGTTAATACTCTCTGACTTCTTGCTGGCATCACCGAACACACCCCCAGTACCTTGAGTTTTCTGCATGTCTTCTGCACTCTTTCCTCCAGCGTTTGTGTTTCCTGACATTGCGAATCCAAGGCCAGCCATAACTGCACCCATAGCTGCAATACCAGCAAATCCACCCCATCCAGATTGTGCGAAGAATGTCGCAGCACCTTGAGCAATCTTAGCTACAGTCATCACAAGCGTACGCGCCATTTCAGCTACGTGGAATGCTTGCGAGATACCGTTCAACAGTTTGTAGCCTTTCGATTGTTTGTCGAAGAAACCACTTGCTGCTTGAGCCATGTCGCCATACTGTCCCATGCGCTGTTCTGCGCTAGCATTTTCAGTGTTTTGAATCTCAATAGTAGATTCCAGAAGTTTACCCATCGCGTTACCAGCGGAACCAAATGCACCTGTCAACGAATCAGTAATCGTCTTACCTACATCACGCCACATTTCTTTCTGCTTGTCTGCTGCTGCCAGCAGTTCTTTGTTGGCTTCTGCTACAGCTTTGACGGCTTCAGGCTTACCGCCTTTTGCATCGTTCATCAGCTTGTCACGCTTTACCTTAGCAACTTCCATAGCTTTCTGGAAGCGCTGAGTAGCATCAGTAGCTTTATCTAGCACACCAGAAACACTGTCTCCGTATGTGTCAGCTTTAAAGCCTTTCAACGTCGCTTGTACATTCAGGAGTGCTGTATCAAACTCAAGAGCGTCTTGCTTCAACTGGGCCGAACCAACTGCTGCATCACGTGTTGCTGCAAACTGATTTACCAAGTCTGTCAACCAAGGAAACTTCTCTCCGTACGCAGCAAGGTCTTTCTGAGCTTGGTCTAGAGACAGCTTCCCATCTACCGACCACTTCAGGTTAGCAGCGTCTACATACTTACCTTCATCCTCCAAAGCTTTAACTTGCAAAGCTGTCTTCTGTGCAAGCACTTCGCGTTGCAATGCTAGAGTATTTTGTGAACGCATTCTTTCTGCTTGAACCCTTTCAGCTTCAGCACGTTCCTCTTCTCCACGGAAACGTTCAGCATCCGCAGATTTGTTAGGAGTGCGTTCAGCCACGGCACGTGCAGCACGAGCTTTTTCAGCAATCAAGGTGTATGTTGCAACTTCCTTGTCTGCTGTTTCTTGGATCACTTGTAGGCGTCCGATTTCACCAGCACGGAACTTACCATTCTCTTCTTCTCGGAAATTCGACAGAGCTTGGTAAGCTGCTTTCATGTCGTCTTGGAAGCCTTTAATGGTGGCGGAATACTGATCGTTAGCGCCAACTCTGTCTGGCTTCCCGTTAAGACTTCCATCTCCTGTTGAGATTTTAGTTTTATTCGCTCCAGCATCAGCTAGTGCGCCATTTTCTTTACGAAGTTCTACAAGCTTTTCAGTAGCTTTACGTGTGATGTTAACTTGGTTAGCATGTTGAGTAAGTGCACGGGTATATTCATCTTCCTGTTTGATGAACGACTCCATCTTAGAAGAAACCATACCTGTCCAAGTACCTTGCTTTACCAGTCCAAGAATAAGCTTCTCGTGCACTGACAAAGCTTTCTCGTCAGCAGCAAGCTTGGACTTCATTGCATCCAACCCACGTTGAGAATTACGGATAGCTTGGTCAGCAGCGTCTTTGTCTTGCTGCATCTGTTCTTCACGATCCATGTCAGCCTGAGTCTTACCGGCCTTACGCATTGCTAGGATACGTTGTTCTTTTTCAGCAGCTTTGACAATGCCTTCGTTATACTCGTTCAGATTGGCAGCAGCAGCTTGATTGTTCAGTGCGTCATCTTGAGCAGATTTGTACAAGAACCATGCAGCAGTAAGCGCAGCCAAAGTAATACCGATTGGGCCAAGGGCAGCGCTCAATCCAAGCGCAGCAACTCTTGCCAAAGTCAGGCCAGTAGTAATGCCTGCCAGTGCTGGAGCAATTGCCAGCAGACGCATACCAGTCCACCATGCCGCAGCTACTTCTGCAATTACCTTAGCGTTTTCAATTGCGAATTTAGTGATGTTTGCGATACCTGTTGCAACAGCCGTCAGTCCAGCCTTGAACTCTGGAGAAGCAAAGGCTGACTTCATTGCACGTGCAATTTGTCCAATTTGTGGAGAGACTTCTCTAAACACTTCTACAAAAGTGGATTCAATAGTATTAGCAACAGACTTCAACTGGTTACTGGTTGTCTGAGCCATCGCAATAGCGGCAAGCGTAGAGAACGCAGCAGCTTTGTCAATCTTATCTGCCATCTCTTCAAGTTTGCTTGCGTACACTTTTCCGGTTGCATCAACTTCTTCTGATGCAGTGTTCAACAGCTTGCTCAATACAGCGAATTCTCGTACACCCTGTTGGCTAAACATTCTAACTTCAGCCAATTTCTTTTGTTGCTGATTCAGTCTGCCGAAACCTTCATCCAGTGTTTTTACAACATCCAGAAGTGGACGGAATTTACCAGTGGATTCATCCCGGAAGCTTGCAATAGTTAGACCCATTGCTTGAAGTGTCCCTGTTACTTTTTGAGTAGACGCGGACAAGTCTTTGTAGAAGTTTTTCAGTGCCGTACCAGCAGATGTACCTTGAATACCCAAGTTAGCAACAGCAGCAAGACCAAGAGCGATATCTTGCAACGATGCTCCATAAACTTCACCGACAGCAGCAGCAGATTTGAATGCGTTAGAGATGCTATCAACACTCGACATAGACACTGCCGCAGTTTTTTGGATGACATCAGATACGTGATCGAAATCGCGTGCTGTATATCCAAGTGCCGAACTTACCTGAACAAGCGTCTCAGCAGCTTTTTCAATACTGACTCCACCGCCAATAGACAGATTAAGAGCTGCCTGCACACCACTCAATGCGGACTTGGCATTCAAACCTGCCAACGTCAACACTTGCAGAGCTTCAGCTACATCTTTAGGGCCTTGTGCTCCCTTTCCCAAATCGGTGACGGCAATAGCCATTTGATCGATTTCACCTGTTGATGCCTGACCTAGAACACGAATCTGTTCCAGTGTCTGTTCCACCTCTTTGCCGCTCGTTACAATGCCCTTCAGGGAGGCACCAATAGCGATACCTACACCCATACCTGCAAGGTTACCGTACGTGATCCACAGCGCTCCTAGTGACCCGGAAAGACCTCTAGCAAGGGCATGGGCTTCACGCATTGCTTCGTTGCTTACACGCGTAGATTTTGCAGCACGTGCTTGCGTAAGGGACATACGTTCCAACACTGCTGTCAATGCTGTCATAGAAGATACAAGGGCAGCAGCGTTAGCTACTCCCCCGCTCAACGTGCTGTTGGTTCCTACGACAGATGTACCTAGTCGCTTGACAGCAGCTTCAGCTTTGTCCGCAGCAGTGGCCAGTTTATCCAACTGATTTTCAGCAGTTTGAATACCCTTACTCTTTACCTCTACGACGAGTTGGCTAATATCTTGTGTTGCCATTCTCTTTCCTTATAAAATTTAAGCCATCTGGCTCACCCTCTTGTTTGTGCTTTCAACATCACAGCGAAAACGTCATCCACTTTCTCTGCTACCAGTTCACGCACTACTTCATCTTCTTTTTCTACTGGCGGCATATATGGAGGTTTGGCACCTTTCTTCGATGCAACTGCATGCTCCGAAACATATGCTCTGCTTAGGGTGTAGATAGCCCTGTATTCTTTTGGACTTAGGATGCCTACGAAATCATTGCATCTCGCCCACGATTCAATTTCTTGCCACGACAAACCTGATAGTCCCATGCCTGTTGCAGACGCCACACCAGCAGAATGCAAAAGAGCTACGAGATACCCCGCAGCTTCCGAAACTTCGGGCATTGGAATTTCTCGTAGCTCTTGAATAGAGGCAGCAGGAGTGTCGGGGATTGAACCATCGTCTTCTTCCCCGGAGTCGTCCAGCAAATTAACGCTACCAAGCGCTACCTGCCTTATTTGCTCCGCTCGACTGAGCTTTTGACCGTCTGGTACAGCGTTGTAAAACGCTTCCTGTCGGATGTAAAGCTCAGCCTCTTCGACTGTTATTTGAAAACGCCGATGTCACCCAGAGTTTCATCAATTTGTTGCTTGATGAATCCCAGAGAATCATCCGACAGCATTGCACGGAACTGCGCATCAGTCTTTACTGGCTCACCGTCATACGACAGATTGTCGGAATCCAAACAGATAGCTACCAGCAGTTCGATACCTTCCGCACGGCTTTCTTCCGCAGTTTTCAGTTTCTTGCCACGCTTGTTGTCTCGGTTAATCATAGCGTTCACAGCAAGACGATATTCACGGCTACCTTGTGATGCAATGGTAACGGTTACAGGGTGCTTACCCTTGGAGTCCAGTTCACCTTTATCGTTCACGAACAGGTGCTCTTGGGTGAATGGGTTAGTCAAGTGCAGAACAGTAGATTCTTTAATTGCTAGCGATTTTACGTCAAACATGTTATAGTCCTTTTATGGTAGGTTGCGGCTTCTATTGCCATCATTTTATGCGTAGACTTATTGCCTACTTACCCCAGATTGTACACTACTTATCACATTTTGTCAAATTTTGATAGTGTTACTTGCTAAGGTGTGCTAGAAACAGAAAGAGCCACCCGAAGGCGGCTCTTCAACATTAGGCAGTCAGGTTAGTGGCTACAATGTCGTTGTCGATTTCAAGGTCGGTCGAAGCACCCATGATCTGGTCAACGCTACCAACTTCCAGCATCCATCCCATTACCTGTCCGGTGAAGTAGTAGATGCTTCCGCTCTGCGTTACAACCTTGAAGGCGTAAGACGAGTCAGAATCTGCTGCTGCTTGCATTTTGATCTGTCCAGCATCGGTTACAGCAGCGCCCAGTTTCAGGGCCAATGTACCGTTGTTGTACGAACCTTTACGCTTTACAGTTTTACGATCACCCAGAGGGTTGAACGTTACAAGGTTGTATTTCTTACCGAAGCTACCTAGGTCAGACAGTTCGCCAACTTCGATGTATGTTCCGCCTGCGAATGTCGCAGCGTCATATGTCGTATTCAGTGCAGCGATTGGGTCAGACACATAGAATTTTGTACCAGCACTGGTACGTACTTTAGATGCAGCCATTTATATGTTCCTTTGTTAAAATTAGTTAGTCAACAGGATAGCGATAGCTGTTGCTGCGCCTGTTACAGTTACTGTTCCGTTACCAGCTAGATAAGCTGCGTGTGCATCCAGATTTACAAGCTTGGAAGCGTTTGCTGCAACAACTACTGATAGTCCTGCGCTTAGGTCAACTGTCGTTCCACCTGCACCCTGAATTGGATATGCAGCAGAAGGCGCCGAACCTTTAATCACAGCAGTAAGTGGCCCAGCAGTGTTATTGTGAAGTTCAAGGCATTGACTCAGATTTTGTGTGTAGACAAACGTGTCAGATGCAGACAGGGTGTTACGGTTTGCAGTTACCAGTGCTCCGCGTACGGTTGGTGTAAGTGCTGCCATTGTTTATTCCTTTAGAAGAAGGTTGTTTAATTTATGTTTCAGTTCGGTAGTTGCCACGGACAGGTACGAATGCATACCCGTCAATAACGTCACTACCAGACCAACTCAGGGGAGCTTCAATACTCACCGTCCCTGTCTTTGGTAGTACGGGGAAAAGGGCTACCATGTTGTCGCGCAATGCTTCAACTTCTCCCATTCCTTTACCTGCTTGAGCGTAGCAATTAATTTGGAACATTCCGTATGTTCGGGTTCCTTCTGCTGCTACGTTTCGATTTACGTTGTTTGCTCCCAGAAGAAACACTTCAAGCCAAGGCCCTGTTACAGGCTTGGGAAAACTCTTACCTTCAAGTGCTACTGGGATAGGTGGAACTTGAGCATTTGCCCAAGTAATCACACGTGCTTCAATTTCTGATCGTGTACTCATTACGCCCTCTTATATTTTGGAACAACTACGATGAAGGCTTTAGCAATCATTGCATATGGGCCAACACGTCCAGTCCATTGAGGATAAGGCCAGCCAGCGTACTCAGCTCGGAATCCATATGGCGTTGAATTGGACAGACTGACAATTCCGTCCTTCTTCAGGAAGGTCGTACCGGTCTTTAGAGCCGAGATTCGACTCAAGCTGGCCATCCCATCCTTGGACGCTGAATTTTCGCTGTAGGCGGTGTTGTAGACCTTCCCGTAGCCGATGTACCAGTTATTCTTTAGTACGCCTTTTTCTACAGGCGTCTCTTTTACAATTTCTTCGAACAGTTCCGTCGCAATTGCATTCACCTGTGCATTCACTTGGCTAGTAGCTTTTGCCTGAAACGCTTTGACAGATGATGCGAATCCCATTACACCCTCGCGTAGATTTCGTAGCAGTAGGATTTAACGCCTGAAGGGTTATAATCCTTTACAGTTAATACTGTCCACTTTCTTCCTTCGAATATAATCGAATCGGTTCCCGGACGTGGAACTGGAACTCCCTCAGATTGAATGAAGAACTGTTTGTCTCCTGTCTGAAGCAACGTTCCATTCTGTGCGTACAGTCCATTGGACTTTTGGATATAATCCTGTGCAACCATCTTAATTGGGTACTGTGTCTCTGTTGTCACAACAGTGGATGTCTCAACGTCATATACTTCGCCCGTCACAACAGTTAGTGTTGCAGAGCCTCCGAATTGACGAATGATATTCATCACTGTACGTGTTAGTGGATCAATCATATCTATCACACCCAATGTGGAACCGCTGACCAACATCCTCCACCGTTTGGTGAAAGTGTGGCTGTCATGTGCATGTCTTGAGACTGCGTTGTCGATACGTAGTTTGCATTCCAATCTTGTTGGAACTGTACTAATGGAAGTTCAACCAGCTCACCGCATTCATTTCTAATCTGCGCTACGTAAGGCACTGGCAAAATTTCCATGAAGTTTGGATTAAGGATTGTGGCCTTAACAAACGACAGATAATTTCTAAACCATTCTGCCCCGAACACTTCAATCTGCGAAAGCTTCTGATGTGTCTGTCCAGTTAGCATCGCTAGGATGTAAGTGGCAACTAGCACACTCGCCTTCGGTACACTCTGATTAGAGTCGTCTAGCGCTGACTGATATACAGAATCTGGCATCAGAGGCAAATCACTAAAATCGCCTACACGTAGACGCATCTTTCCGATAGCCGTAGTAGGATCGAGAATAGCCATTATTTATCCTTTCTATGTTATTTATGAAGACTCTTACACTGGCACGGTGTGCACTGGCTCTCGCATCAATCTTCATAAATAACAGAACCCGAAGGGTTCTGTTTTCAAGCATTAGTTGCTTGTGGTTGCTTTCACAACAGTCAGCGGCTTCAACAGCGCGTTGATGAAGTTCGATTCAGATTCGTAGTTGTAAGCAGTTCCGTTAGGAGCCATGCTTTCGAACACATAAACCTGTTCACCGATTGTATTCACCAGACCGAAACGGTTAGCTGGGCTGAAGTAGGTTTTGAAGTACTCCGTACCAGTTGGCAGGAAGTAAGCATCAGAAGCGCCAATCAGCGTAGTTCCGCCAAGGTTGTCACGCATTTCGATGAAGGTAACGCCCATGTACTCGAAAGTACGACGCATACCAACAGCGCTACCATCGCTCGACAGACGACGACGCAGAGGTTCCTGAGTCGAAGTGTAGAACTGGTAAGCCTGCTTAATCGTTGCGTGTGTTACCAGCTTCTGGAAGAAGGTAGTACCGCACAGAGCAATTACGCCGCTGTAGTTGATTTCACCGCTGTTATCTTGAATCTTCGCCAGAACGGTTTCCACCTGCGAAGCGATTTCAGTAGTCGATGTACCCAGCAAGAAGTCCACAGCAGCAGGACGAGCTGCACCTGTCATCTCTTGATACCAGTCTTGCGATACAGTACCGTTAGGAGCATAGACAGTACCAGCAGTGATAGCCTGAGCACGAGCTACTTCCAGAGTCCAAGCGTGATTCTGACGAATACGGGCCAGCTTACGGGCACGTACTAGGTCAAGAGTTTCCACTTCGTTAGCTTTGCCGTAGGCACGCTTACCTTGGATGTCTTGTGGGAAAATCGCATCTTCCATTGGGAAGTGCGGAACGGCGAAGGTGTGCAGCTTGCGCTGTGCATCTTTACCCACGTTGCTACGATCCCCGCGAACACGGTCAACCAGCAACGCACCGTCCTTGATGATTTCTTCGAACACTACAACGTGCTCTGCAACGCCTTCTTCACGGAAGATACCAAGCTGACCAATCAGACCCCATTGGTTAGGGACGGTGTTAACTTCACCAGTCCAGTCTTGTACTTCGAAGTTGTTGCCAAATGAACGTACGATAGGCATTTAATATTCCTTTACTTTGTTAATTAGTTAGCGCTTTCAGCAAGAATGCCGAGAGCCTTCAGTGCGTCATAAGCAGCTTGAACTTTAGTAGCGTCGTTGTATGTTGCGTCTAGTTTCAGCCCTTCTTTTGCCACGATTGCTTTACCACGAGCCAGAGTCAAAACTTTGGTATCAGTAGTTGCTGCGACTGCGAAAGTGGTTACAACACCAGAGCTGTCACCGATTACGATTGCGGCTGGTACGTTAGAACCATCCACGGCAGTCTGGACTGCGATTTTGTATTTACCTGTAGCGGTAACTTTACCCAGCACAGTTCCCAGTGAGTACGATTTAATTGCTGCTTCATTCACAGTAACTAGTTCGTTGTGAGTGCTTGGCTTGGCTACGTCGTCAATGTATTTGACAACGCTGCTGAAGCGGTCGAATTGGCCTTCAGTTGCGATAACTGGCATGTCTATTTCCTTTTAGATTAGTTAAGTTCTTTGTTAACAATTGCTTGCAGGTAGTCAGCAGTTTTTCCGCCATATACTTCCGCATTTAGTTTGGTTTGGTCAGTAGTACCTTCCGCACCTACTTCTTTGAATGCTGGACTTGCAGCTTCAGCCGTCTGTTTAAACGACATAGCAGCTACCAGTGCATCAAATGCTGGGGCATCCATCGAAGCTGTTGCAGCTTGAAGATTTGCAGCTTGTTCGGTTCCCACAAGTGCCGTTAGTTTCTCTACTCGTGAAGCTGTAATAGCTTCAGCAGCAGCTTTTTCTTGGGCAACTTTAAATTCGGTTGCAGCAGCTACCAGAGCGGCGAGTTCTGCAATCTTGGCGTCCTTAACGCCCAGTTGTTCCGTTAGGGATGCAACGGTGCTTTGAAGCGCCGCTACGTTTGCGTCAGCAGCAGCATCAGCGTGAGTTACATCAGTCATATTGACTACTTCCTCTTTCAGTTGTTCTGCTTGCGCAGGCGCTTGGGAAATACCAAGCATTCGTTTTAGCGTATCTTTCAAGATCACTCCTTTTTCGTTAGGTACTGAGCGAATTCTTCGTTGGTCATAACCGAATTGACTAGACCCATCTCCATGGCTTTACTAGCACGGAACATCGAAGCTTCAGTGGCTTTGATTTCTTCTACAGACAGTCCTGTATATTCAGCTACGTGAGCTACAAACTCTCCGTAAAGTTCATCCACTTGCGCTTGAAGAGCTTCAAGGAACTCTTCGCGGAACTCTCCGTTCGCATCGAAAGGAATTTTGTTAGCTCCAGCAGTAATAAATGTACGAGAATAGCCTTCTTTTTCAAGGGCTTTACTGTTATTCATTAGAGCGATTAGTACGCCGATACTTCCAACCTGTCCTTGTGGATGTGCTACAACTTCGTCGGACATTACGCACAAGGCGTAGGCAGCGGAAGCGGCACAATCTTGAACATACGAGATTAGATATACGTCGTTGTCATCCGCCATTTTTCGAATTGCGTCAGCAGTTTGGAAACAATTAAATGCTTCGCCTCCACCGGAGCTGATATCGAAAACGATCTTTTTACAGCCCATGCCAATTAGCTCTGATGTTTGATCCATCAAGCCTGCATAGCTTGTACCTGTGGCTCCGCAACGAGACTCAACAGGTTTGTTAGTAAGACTACCGTGAATATTGATTAGGCCGATCTTGCCAACATTTGAAGCTTTATCAAGGTCGGCAGAAACGGTTTCTACTTGTGCCAGCATCCCAGTATTGCGAAGCTCCAGATACGTTGTGATCGCACTGAAAGCTTCCGCAGAAATGAGATGCGGCTTGTTGTATAGGTCGGATGTCAACCTACGAACAGGCCGTTGCATTGTCATTATTTATCCTTTATTGTCAGCGTTACGGGCCGATTTATCTTGCTTGCTAGACTTGCCCCCGATGTCGGAAGTTCCTTCTCCGCTCTTACCAACAGCCATTCCGTCTCCAGAGCGACTATTTGCACCTGTTAGATTTTCTTTGTCTACAGGAGCGTCGAGAGGTCTTGGAGCTACGCCGGCAACTTCACGAGCTTTATTCAGCCATTCACGGTCTACTTCAACCAGACCGACAGAAGCAACACGTTGTACAAGTTTCGACCATGCTTCACTATCTACATCAGCAATGTCGCCATATTCAAACGTAGGCAGACGTTCTTGACTCCAGCCATTTAGCGCATAAAGTTGCGCAATCAAATCGCTGTTAAGCACGTCACGAATTTCGTTTAGGCGGTGTTCCATCGCCATTGCGCAAAGGTTTGTCTTAGTATCCTTAATTGAGAAAGTTCCAGATTCAGCTTGACCATTTTTCAATACGTCGGCTGACAATGCTGTTAGAATGTCATTCTGAAGCTGCTCAATAATCTTCGGGATATCAAATTTATTAGTTCCTTTAGCTTCCATCAAGTCGAATTCAAACAATTTGTTATTGTTTTCATCGAACACTTGAGGCATAACCAGAGAGCGCTGCTTACCATCTGCGATGGCTTGGGCTGCGTCTAGATATGCTTTATATACAGCCTTCTCCGAATCTGAGGCATCTTGTGCCATATATTTTGGAGGGATATATACTACTGGAACTGAGGCGATATCTTTCGACACGCCAAGCATTAGTTGGTCTTTAAGTAGTGCTAGCTGCTTATAAGGTAGATATACTGACTTCAGTACTGACTTACCTTCTGGATTACCTTTTACGCTATCCGCAGAGAACAATAGAAACTTGTCACGGTCGATTGTAATCAGTCCGTTCATATCAGCCGTTTTCATAAACCTAGCTGAGTTTTCCATGTTTTTAATGCTCTGTCCTACGCTTACCAGTTCACGACCATCTTCGGAGAAATTCCAATGACGAATCGTATCTTGTGGGCGAGGAGCCAGCTTACGCAAGCCTACCAAACCATCGTTGTACTTACTTCCGTTTCGTGCTAGACGACGACGGAATACTTTTTCTTGAATTGAGAAACCATATTCTAGATAGGTAACGGTTTCTGCCATGAATTGAGGCCATGTACCCTCCATGTCCGTCATACAGCTTTCTACGAACTTAGCTCGTTTCTTTTCTGTATCGGTTGCATTTTCTGGGGGTGCTACACGCCATTGAACACGTGTCAGCATCATTCGATAGACATTAAGTGCTGCTGCCACAGTTGGGTCAGTTCGCATCTCAACTACCGTCTTAAGGAACGCAGGGAATCTAAATGCCCTGTTTTGTTCCTCAAGAATTTGACCTGCCATCGTTGTGAGGCCGGTAAAACCAACCTCGCTCAAACTAATACGTGGAATTACTGCCGAAGGATCGGCTGCTAGGCCAGCGCCGCTATCAGCTTGTGGCTTTTGGTCTGCCATAGTGCTCCTTCTTTAATTTATAACGCATAGTATACAGTATATGCCCTTATTTGTCAACTTTTTACCACGTTACCTATTTACTTGTATTGAAAAGTGTGGTAGGTAACGTTAAATAGTTGGAACTGGGCTTGGGCCTGACAGATCAGGGACGACAAAATCAGGAATGTTACTTCCTTTGGCAAGGAAATTAAATGCGTCGGCACATGCGTCTACCTGATCGTTCTTTTCATTTCTAATACCTTGGAAGAACTCCAGCTCTACGAAGAAGTCGTCATTCCATTCTCCGCGTACAACGTCCACCAAGCCAGCTTCAGCAATAGAACAGAATGGCAGGAAGCGTTGCATCTTCGTCGTATGCCCTGAGATTGGAATACCCTTGACAGTAATACCTTGCTCAGCTAGTGCTTTAATAAAGAACTGGGTGGCAGCTTTACCGCCTCCATTATCTTTAGGGATGGTAACTGGATGGCCTAAACCATCTTCTTGATGAGCTGTATCAATAAGCATGCGGACAACTCCATCCGTCAATCGTCTATCACGCTTTACGTGTTCAACAACGTATCTACCAGATTTAGTTCGGCTCATTTTTACGCCGGCAGTCCAGTCTGGGTCGGGATAGGTTTCACTTGGTACAGAGTGTGCCAAATCCCATGAACGGACGCGGCCAGACACTTCTACAGGAGCGTGTTCAATAATATTTACCCAATCCCGGTTGAAGTTACTGTTACCTTCTGGGACGGCTGTCCATGACCCGTGAAGGAATCGGAGCTGTGCTACACGCGTACCGGACAGCAGGTCTTTCAAGTAGTCTGGATTATTTTTTAATAGCACCGGATTGGAATAGATATCCATAGGGATAAACCGGAAACTAACAGGGCCAAATGTTACTCGCCCCTTTTCAGGGTCACGATTTAGTCCGTGCCCGTGTTTCTCAAACAGTTCATCCTTTGTATCACCCCATAGAATCTTTCCTCCACGGTTGATAAAATAACGAGTGATATATTCTGTTCCAGCTTTCGGAACACCGTTCTCATCAAGGCAGTATTCTACGAACGGGAACAGCCAGCTATTTCGATTCGGGTTGCAGGTAATGGTCATTCCCAACTTACCTTTGTACCGTGCGCCACGAATACGAGCTTTCAATGCTAGAATGTCCTCAAGCTTGAATTCGGCTCCTTCATCAACGATAATATTCGTAGCCTGCCAACCTTGAACTTCTCCGTGGTCTGTAGGCATTGCTACGAATTTAACCATAGCTCCGTTCGGGAAATGCCACTCTAAGGGTTGAAGCTTAAATTCTGCGCCAAACTGTGAATAGAGGAACTTGGATTCGTCTACCAGTCCACCTACAGCCTTCAGCACTGGGTACGTCAAACGTACAATCAGAACACGTGCTGCTGGGTCTTGACAGAAGTCTAGGGCTTTCAAAAGGGCTAGATACGACTTACCACCACCGGCTCCACCTCCTACGAGGAGAATGTCGGTTTCGTTATCTGTAAGCACCATACGTTGTTTTTCAGAGCAAGGCCCAAGAACAACTTGTTCTTCTTCATATGCTTGCTCTACAGCTTGGGTAATTTGTTTTTTCTTAGCCATAAATGCAAAAAGCCCCGTAAGGGGCAGTGAATAGTTAATTTGGCAAATCCCCAGCGAATCGAACGCTGTCCGTGCACGGCTTTGGAGGCTGGCTGCATACCTTTATGCTGGGACTTATTGTTTGGCAGGGGATGTGAGAATCAAACTCACCTAAACGCGGTTCAAAGCCGGTTGACCTCTCAGAAGCCTAATCCCCATCTGTATTCTTTGGTGGTGAAGGATGGGTTCGAACCATCGACCAATGCCTTATCAAGACACTGCTCTACCGACTGAGCTACATCACCATTCGTGCTTGTTTGCTTTGAAACTTGCATATAAAAGTCATATCCTTTAGGATCATCACGTCGTTCCTCGTGTGCACACAAGTCTACGGCCAACTTATAGACCAAGAGCGCTCTTGGATTTTCAAGTCCCTTTAGGGAACTCTGGCGGAAGAGGTGAGACTCGAACTCACACACCCATTTCTGAGCCTTCGGTTTTCAAGACCGTTGCCGCTAGTCCACCTCGGCTAACTCTCCCATGTTCGTTAGTAGCTTACCTACTAGCACTACCTTGCTTTCTCAAAGGTCAGACTGACGTGCTTGGGACTCTCACCCCTGCTACAAACCCATCTCGCCAATGATGGGGCAGTAATTCTGGCGGAAGATGTGCGATTCGAACGCACGGAGCTACGGAGTAACCCTACGACTTAGCAAGACGCTGCAATCGACCACTCTGCCAATCTCCCAGTAACAGCATCATAGCACTACTTACTTGTTTTGTCAAGCTATAGTTACTTTGTGATGTCTTGTACCATTTGGAACGTACCCTTCACTACGGTGAACTTCTTGGACTGCGCGTCCACTACTTCAATGTCGAAGTAGAAAATTCCAACGTTGTCCGCTTGGGTGTCGTCCATCGAGAAGTCTACCACACCATTTGTAGGAGTTAGCATTGATCCTGTCAATTGGAATACTTGCTGCGTTACATCCACGGGATTACTCTGCTTATTCACTGTCAATTTAACTGAACACCCCGTCAGGTTCAACGGGGAGCCAGTGTCCGACAGTAGCAGCGAGAACGGCTTAGTATCGCCTCTGAACCTTTCAATGTTCATGTGTGCTACCTTTCTTAGATAATACTTGCACCGAAACTACCAGAAATAATTTCAGCTTTAATTTGATTGATTTGTCTCACAGAGTAATTACCTGCCAACAGCGTAACACTAACACCTGCACCTGAAATAACAAGTCCACTCTGACTTCCGTCAATTGCTACAGCATTAACTGTGCAGCTTCCTGAAGCATTACAAACTGTTTCTACAATACTTTGCGTAATGGCTTGTGCAACAGAGCTGGACTCTGCTGAAGCTGTCGTAGCAACGATACATTGTGTTTCTGCTGTAACGTTTGACACGCCAGAAGCGGTACATAGTATTTGAATAATTGCTTGGGTAACAGCATTAGCTGTGCTACTTCCTGAAGACGCACAATCTGTATCACCATACTCCGCTGGAGAACTTCCTGCATCTGTTTCAGCACTTGCCACAGAAGTACCGGAGCTTGAGCAAACAACCAAGACGATTTTATTAGTGGTAGCGTTTGCTGTGGAAACCCCTGTAGAGGCCCCTACAACGTTCCAGATTGAACGAACAACAGACGCAACAGTAGAAGTCCCAGATGCATTACCGTTTGTCCCGTAGACAGCGTTTAAAGAAGCCGATACAGATGAAACACCTACACTGCTACATGAAGTTTGAGAAACAGCTCTTACCGTACTTGCGACACTAGACGTTCCAGAGCTACTTCCAACTGTAGTAGCTACAGTGCGTGCTACAGCGCTTACAGTGGAGCCTCCTGATGATTCACAGTTTGTACTGACAATTGTAGAAGAACTCCCAGAGCCATACACATAACCAACTCCGGGAATAAGGCGTTGCCCTACAAAATCATCATCGACGTACCCAATTCCCGGAATAAGTCTCTGTGCCATTAGCTCACCTGCACTTTAGGACATACGTAAATTGTTTTACTTGCTTTCCCAAGGATCACTTTAGGCAAAATAAATCCAACCTCTTGAGGTGTGAACGTTACCGACAGTACTTGCTTATTCGGGTTAGTCATGCCTGTCGTAGTCCATGTTGCAGAGCTGGTTGTCTGGTCAGCCGCTGTAGCTAGGAACGAAGATTTACTATCGCTGATAAACAGTGAAAGCGGCACTCCTGATGTTCCCAAATACTGTACTTCTAGTGCCACTTCACCGTCAGTAAGATTAGTTACGCTATCATGCGCAATCTCTACCTGCACGGTAATGGCACTCCCTACAACTTCATTCCATTTTGGTGGCAGCTCGTCTGTTTCAAGTTGACTTAGTGCTGCGTTACAGTTGGCACTGGAGGTCATCTTCCATGAAAATGGCTGAGTACCGTCCGTGGCACCGTCAGCACGCACGATTGTCGTTTCACTCTTAATACTGCCTGCGTAGTCTTCTACCCACATGCGATAGTTAGTGGCAGCATTGTCGCAGTTGTACATCGATACTCGCACTCCCATGCCGACCAGTCCAGATACTAGTGAACCCGACCACGATGTAGGAAGTTTGCAGTTACGGAATACGCAACGTCCAGAAGCTAGAGGGTTTGATGCCACGAGATTCATCCCGCTAGAGAATCCAGAGAAATCAAAACCTTCAACCAGAGTTTCACCGCCTCGCCCATCTGAGCCAAACGTCAGAAAGTTGGTAGGAGTCGTACTACCCGGTTCCATCGAACCTCCACGGATAAGCACGCTGTGTTGGGCGATTAGCCTATTACCTGCGGCTGAAAAATAGAAAGTAGAATCTAGGATTTTCAGTCTGGTGAGCACGTTGTTATTAGCAACAGAGAATCCACCACCTGATCCAGCATTGTTAGTCCTAAATTTGCAACCTCTGTAGGTCTGTGTGCCCCCTGTGCTACAAAGCGTGATAAGACCCCCTGCTGTGAATGACATTCCATCTACGTAGCAACTACCTACCATCGTAATACCAAGAGAGCCTGTTGTCGCAATTGACGCACCGGGCGTCATTGTCGTAGGAGGTGCTGCTGAATCACTGACACTGAGAATCTTTGTAGGATTGGATGCTGTGCCTGCCCACGACAAGGTGAGGGCAGTTCCAGACGATTCAGAATGCGTAGATGCATAATTAATCGTATCGCCTGCAACGTCAATTGCGGCTGCACCGGGACTTGTAGCTTTAGCTAAAGCCCATGTACTCCCGTTATCTGAATCACTTCCATCAGAAGAACGTACATAAATATCGGACATTATTCACTCCCGAGAATAACAGCTCGTTCCGCTGTAATCACTCCAATGCTAGCCAGATAATTAAGTCCGGGTTGTGCCAGTTTCAAAAACACTAGTCCAGACGTACTTAGCAGCTCCATGAAATCTTCTACAATGGCGTCTGTTTTTGATTTAATTCTAATTGCTACTCGTTCGGTAGGAGTAAAACGGCTAAGAAATTCGTAGCGTGTCATAGGTACGTCTGTACCTGTCACGGCGGCTCGTGCAACTTCTCTTGCGACGAGCTTACGATTCATTTCAATAGCACGCTCTTCCATGACCATCTGAGGATCAAGGGAACCGTCGTTAAGGTACTCATACCTAATCGGTTCTCCCTCGTCCGTGGTGTGGGTTTCCGTAACGTAGTAGCGACCGTCTACTTGTGGCACTGCCGAAGTAAATTCAGATGTCACTACTCTCATAGTTAGTCCTCTGTTACAAGGTTAGCAGCAGTTGTGATTCGCGGAATAACTCCAACAGCCATAGTTACATTCGGTGTTGCGGTACCGCTGTACAGAATCTTACTTGTTCCAGAGCTTGCTACGCCAATACTGAAGTGAGTCAATGCAGCTCCCGGAGATGCAGTGCATGCTGGGAAATCTAGATTGGCTACCAGATTAACAGCGTTAGCTGAAACCGTGAATCCGCCTGTTGTGCGCGCTACGGCCATACGTGTGTATCCTGTATAAGCTGTTTCACTCGTTGTTTGATCGCCACCTTCTCCGGGGTCTGCCGTATGGAACGCTAGGTACAGATTGCCGGCTGTTGCTGATGGCTGGATACCTGACGCGTCTCCAATCAGCGGAATAGCCACGTTGTTGAAGATGAGCTTCATGTAATCGTTTTCGAATGTATTTCCCTTGCTCACTTTAATTTCCTTTATGTGATGTGCTGTAAGGCAGCACTCCTTTTGTAAACGGATACGACAAAAGCCCACTACCAACTAAGGTAATGGGCTTAATATTTGGCACGTCTCGGAGGACTTGAACCCACCATTCCCGGAGTCGTAATCCGGCGTACTATCCAGTTGTACTAAAGACGTATTGTTGTCCACGTTACGTGGACATAAGATTAAATTTGGACACGATAACCGGATTTTAACCGGCCTAACAAGTTTTGCAGACAGGTGCCTAGCCACTCGGCCATATCGTGTGTTCTGGTGGAGAATGTCGGAATCGAACCGACCTGATTAGCATGCTTGCAAAGCACGTGTCCACTCCATGCAGACCCAATCCCCATATTGTTCGCGGTACTTTATGAATTCTTCAACCGGCTAAACGGATTCTGTAAAGCTGACCTGTACCACGGGCCAGAGAGGCTACTATACTGCATACGCGCACGTTGCAGTTACGTTCTGGTAGTGAGTGTAGGATTTGAACCTACGACTACCACCTTGTAAGGATGGCTTTCTACCGCTGAATTAACTCACCATTGTTTTAAGTACGATTCACACGTACGCGCAAGAGAATTAACCAATGCGTCTTTTAAGTCTGGTATAGCTAGCGGAATTCGAATCCGCATTCCAAGGGTGAAAGCCGAGGCGTCCTAGTCCGGTTAGACGATAGCTATATTGTATATGGTGCAGTGACTAGGATTCGAACCTAGACGGAACTAGCCGACCACGGGGTTACAGCCCGGTGCCCTTCCTACGAGGCGTTCACTACATTGTCTGGTGCAAAGGGCTGGAATCGAACCAGCGACCACCGGATTTTCAGTCCGGCACTCTACCTGCTGAGTTACCAGTGCATAAATATTCTAAGGGGTGACGTATGGGATTTGCACCCATGCTTACCCGATTCACAGTCGAGTTCTCTACTCGCTAAGATAACGCCACTCCGTAAAACACTTTGGTACGCGCAGTTGGAATCGAACCAACTCTGGACTTGCGTCTCGGTAGATTAAAAGTCTACTGCCTACCCACTTCGGCATTACGCGCATATTTCTTGGTACACAAGGAGAGACTTGAACTCTCAATCCCGAAGGCCACAGGGTTTGAACCTGCTGCGTATGCCATTCCGCCACTCGTGCATTGTATTGCTCCGCTGCTCTACCGACTGAGCTAATCCGGCCCGTGAGCCAGATGCAGGATTCGAACCTGCGACACAAGGGGCTTATCCCCGCACGAATAACTTGGTGGGCCACCTCGGATTCGAACCGAGAACATTATGCGCCTAAGGCATACGCGTCTGCCAATTGCGCCAGCAGCCCATTATTAATACGACAGTTCTGTGTAGGCCAGTCGTCGCCTATCCTTGTCAGGAACTTCCCGTTTTGTAATCGCCGCGTTGCGGCTAAGTCTAGATGCTGCTAGACCCAGATTCTAGGGTGTGGCCCTTGGGCCTATTTCTAGAAATTTGGTGCGGGCGACAGGAATTGAACCTGCGATTGAAGGGTGGAAGCCTACCGTGTTACCTAGCTACACTACACACGCATTATACAACCGGAAGCCGTAACCCTCCTCTCGCACCATTACGTGCGAACATCCAGAGATGATCTGGAAGCCTCCGTATTCTGGCGACGTTGAAGGGAATCGAACCCTCATATAACGGATAGACAATCCGCTCCATTACCAGTCTGTCACAACGCCATTTATTCTGGCTCCGCATCTACGGATCGAACGTAGCTCACACGGATTAACAGTCCGGCTGCACTCCATTGTGCATTATGCGAATTTGTACCCTCTTACGGAGGTTAATCGGATAATTCTCCTGCTTCTTGCGTACTTATCAAACGCCCAATGCCCTGTGCAGTTATGGGGCTAACACTATCAGCATCGTGTTAGCGAACTAGGCATGCTACCGAAATAGCTCGTGCCACTGACGTCAATTCTGGTTGCGAAGAGTGAGAATCGAACTCACGACATGAGGCTTATGAGGCCCCCGTTCTAACCACTGAACTATCTCGCAATTGTTTGGCTCCCAGTGTAGGAATTGCACCTACGTAAGCTAACATATCGACGGCCCTATAGTAGCCGTTATTAACCGGGAATTGTTCCTGAGCTTCTGTTTCTTGGCTGCTCCTGCCTCAGTGAGAGTAGATTAACTCACGCCGCTTCCGCGAATGTTCTTTGTACCGTTGATTTCTCAACATAGTGCTATCTTACTACATGCTTCACTGTTTGTCAAGCATTATTCGCACATATTGCTAGAAGCTGCAAGCTAGTATTCTGGGGCACGTTTGCAACCGTTCTAACTCTCGCCTATCGTTCAACTGCTAGCAATATGTGGTCTGGGCGGCACGATTCGAACGTGCACTCAAGGATTCCAAATCCCTGTGACTAACCTGATTATCCTACGCCCAGATAAAAGAGTTTAACGACATACGTTTGTTGGTCGCTTGTTATCGTCGGAGTGACGGCATACTGTTGATGCTACACCATCAGTTTCTTAACCACTGATGAAAGTCGTCCCTTTTCAGAGATTCTGGTGCCCCCTGTAGGATTCGCACCTACGTGGAGTTTCCTCGCAGCGTTACAAAGGCTGTGCAATCGGCTTCTATGCGAAGAGGGCATTATTCGTCCCGCTTACTTTTACGGGGTTATCTGCTTACGCGATAACAGTTGGTGCAACCAACACCAAGGAGAACAACGGAAGAGTAGTCGCCTACGAGAACACTGGAGCAACCCGTAGCGTCTCGTTTCGGGGACAGGATATGCGCCAAGACTCTCTGCAACGCGTAAGAGTCTATCGAGATACGATCAACCTCCTTTCGGAATTTGATAACTGGCGACTACTCTAATTCTGCTTCTAGCGGTATGCTCTAGAAGCTTTAACTTTCAATACTGCGTATTATACGCTAAGTAGCATTACTTGTCAAGTTTTTCGATACTACTTAGTTTCGCATTACGCTTGGCGGCTAATTTGTCAGCCTTGAGAACCACACGTACCTGTCGTAGCTGCTCTGCGATGTCTGTACGACCGTTTGCGGTGTACGTCCTGATTGCGATGTACAGGGCTTGTCTGGACACTCCCTTAGCGCGTTCTACTGCCTCCTCTAAGGAGAGGTCTTTCCATCTATTGGCCATCTTGTTAAACCTTCTGAATGTTGTTCATGTCCAGTCGTGGGGCAGAAGGTTTACCATCTGGCACAAGTGGCTGTTTAAGGCCCGTAGCCTTGACTTCTGCAATCTGACGAGTCAGTTCGTCTTTGTTGATGGCTTCACTGACGGCAATTTTGTAGTCTACGATTTTATCCGCACACTTCAGTCTCTCCTTCAACTCTACCTTATCGTTACGCATCGTATCGACCAGCAAATCTACTGCTTCTGGTGTAACGCTATCGAGTTGTTTCAAAAGGTCACTCAGCTCATGCTTGCGCTTGACGAAAATCTGACCGGGTTTCAATGCTACTACTGACATAGGTACTCCGCTAAATAACCAGTATCTTACACTACTTACGTAACTTTGTCAACTATACGCAACGGTAGTTATGAACATACATGTATATTACATATATGTATATTATACTACTAAGTAATACTCTATAGTATACTTAAGTACTTATTTATTCTTCCCCTTGACGGGGAAGTTATAGATGTACTTTATAATATATTACTTATACTCCCTCACTCGCTCCGCTCGTTCGGTCGTAGTATACTTTAGATTCCTTGTTTTGTCAAGTAACAGTACCTTCGCCATTGGCGATAATAGTTACGTAAGTAGTGTTGACAGGTAAGGAAAGTCAAGGTATGATGGTTCCTATCGCAAATCTCATAGGAGGAATAATGAAGCAAGTATCCGTAGATGTTCCAGCGGCGGAAGCCGGGAACAAAGACTTCAATGTCTACTTCCGCAACGATGATGGCTCTCTGGGCTGCGTCAAAGCAGAAAACTTCAAGAAGCACAAGGAAGCTATCACTTTCGTCAAGGAAGGTCTTGTCGCAGAAGGTGATGGACTTGAAAACAAAGCAGTTCTGGCAGTCATCAACGGAGGTAAAAATTGAAAACTGAATATTTTGACATCGTAGAGCACAATCTTGCTATTTTCGCAAAGGAGCTGGAAAGTAAGTTGTTCGATGGCTGGGCCATCAGTAAGACTAGTCCGGGCGAAGTCGTAGGGCTGTACGGCGGGACATTCACTATCTCACTCTTCCGCAACGAAGAGACCGTACAGCGTCTCCGTAGCCGTGTTGGCACTATGAAAGAGTCGCCAAAACTTGATCGTGCAACCATTCTCGCAAATGCACGAGCTGCCAAAGCGGCAAAGAATAAAGGTGGTTAAATAGCAACTTCAGTGCAGAAACAACAGTTTCAAAAATGTTTCTTCCGTTTTCTGACGGAAACACGTATAGTGTGTTGCGTTAGATGCATGATTGATGAAACCTTCATGAATTCTCACACATTGTCACAACTTAATGAAAAGGAAACTTGATAACATGGCAACTCTTTCTATCCTTCGCAATTCTCTAGCACTAAATGCAAAAGTAATCACCAAGCAACAAGTTGACGTAGGCATGCTGAAGCAGGAAACTGCACGGTGGAAGGCTCAAGGAGAAACTGCTTTCTTCGTATCTGCCTGCCAAGACTTGAAGAAGAGCAAGGTCAAGCTTGCTAAGGCTGTAGCGTTGCAAAAACGTATCAAAGTAGAAATTGCTTCCATCTTCCGTAACGAGCGTATTTTGCGGAAGTATGTTCTGGTGTTTGGTGCTCCTGCGAAAGGTCAAGTTATGACCAGCTTTGAACAAGAAGCGATGTTGGATGATCTGCTGGCTGAGCAGGCAACAGGAGGTGTTGCCGGGTGCGCTTCCCTCATGATGTAAAATAGTTCTTGACCCGTCTGGGTTTTATACACTAAACTCCTTCTATCGAATTCAACGGCAGGAGGATGTTGTGAAAAAAATCATCGGCTACACGCGAGTCAGTACAAAAGAGCAAGGCGAGAACAGGAACGGTCTGGAAGCTCAGGCCGAAGCCATCCGCCTGTTCTGTCACTACAACGGCTACGAGTTGATTGACATCGCAGAAGAGGTTATGAGCGGTGCTGACGACTCCCGGCCTGTGTTGGCTGCTGTGACCAAACGTGCTGCCAAGATGGGCGCATACGTCGTCGTAAACAAGCTGGATCGTCTCTCCCGTGATGCTCTGTTCATCCTCAGCTATACCCGCCAGAATCCGAAGTTCATTGTGACGGTGCTCGGGGAAGACGTTGACCCATTCATGCTCCACATTTACGCGGGTTTGGCGGAACAGGAGCGGAAGATGATTTCTGACCGCACAAAGGCCGCTCTGGCGGCTAAACGTGCCCGTGGAGAGGTTCTAGGAGCTTCGGCTGACATCCGTGCCAAGGCTTGTGTCAACGCCGGCAAGGCCGTTTCTGAGAAAGCCGATGCATTTGCTATCCGTCTCCGTCCGACTATCATGCGCATGCGTGGAGCTGGCATGACACTTCGTGCAATGGCTGAAGAATTGAACGCCAGTGGCACTAAAACTGCTCGTGGCGGCGAATGGCATACGACTACTGTGAAAAACCTTGTAGACCGTCTCGCTGCTTGAATTTGGCCCGTAAGGGCTTTATAACTATACGTAACACTACTTAATTAGGAGGAAATATGAATCCTGCTGAACGTTCACAGCGAATTGAACAAAACATGAAAGACGTATCGGATATTTCGCATGCTACAGGCTTCTGTCAAGCTGCCCATAGCGGCCAGAAACGGAAATTCTCTGGCATTCCCTACTGGACTCACCCGATGGACGTAGCTGACCTCCTGCACGATCACGGACACAGTGACGTTCATACACAAGTTGTCGCCCTGTTGCATGATGTCGTAGAAGATACGCATGTCACACTTGACGAAATCAAAGAACACTTTGGTGAAGCTGTTGCTGAAGACGTTAAATGGCTCACGAAACGTGACTACAGTGGACAAACAGACCCGTCCGGGAAACCACTCAATCGTGCTGAAAAGAAAGTCCTTGAATGTTACCGATTGAAATTAGCTCCAGCACACGTCAAGACCATTAAGCTAGCCGACCGCTTGCATAACATGACCCTTCTGACGGAAGACCCGGAGTTTGCCCCGGTATTTGCGAGAGAAACGCGGCGTCTTCTGGATGTTGCTCTGGAGGGTGGTTGTCCAGTGCTCTGGGCGAAACTAGACAAGATTGTGCAAGAATTCCTTGACAGAACCACGTAAGTAGCATTACTATCATGGCTATCAACTAACTGAGGAGAAATTATGCAGGAACGTACTACCGCAAAGATGGTAATCGAAGCTGAAGAGGGATCGAAACCTATCAAAATTTGGACGAAGGATGTGGAGCCTGAAGCTCTGTCCCAGCTCAAGAACCTCGCTCGTCTACCATTCATTGCTCGTCAAGGCGTAGCATGCATGCCGGACGTACATGCAGGCATCGGCTCCACTGTTGGCACCGTCATTGCCACGGACAAGGCCATTATCCCGGCTGCTGTGGGCGTGGACATTGGCTGCGGCATGGTTGCTACCCGTCTGAGCCTGAAAGCTCACCAGTTGCCCGATTCGTTGGCGAAGATTCGTTCGGCCATCGAAGCTGTTGTGCCGATGGGTACGGGCGGTGCTCATAAAGACCCTAGCATTACTCCGTATAACGTCTCTAAGGGGATGCCACAGTCTGTTATGACGGTGTTTTCTGGTGACAGGGATAAAGCAGGAATGAAAGCTGCTAGCCAACTTGGCACACTAGGTTCCGGCAACCACTTCATCGAAATCTGTATTGACGAAAATGAAGATGTCTGGGTGATGCTGCACTCTGGCTCCCGTGGCATCGGCAACATGATCGGCTCCTACTACATCAACAAGGGTAAGGAGCTGATGGAACAGTTCCACATTACGCTGCCGGATGGCGACTTGGCCTATCTGCCGCAAGGTACTGACCTGTTTGAAGACTACGTGGCTGCTGTAAGCTGGGCGCAGGACTATGCGAAGGAAAATCGTAAGGCCATGCTGCAAGCTGTGCTGGATGTTCTCCGCAAAGAAATTCCAATCACTTTCGGCATCACCGAAGAAGCCATTAACTGCCACCACAACTACGTAACGAAGGAGAATCACTTTGGAAAAGACCTCTGGATCACTCGTAAGGGAGCAATACGAGCTGATGAAGGCGATCTGGGAATCATCCCCGGCAGCATGGGGCAGCGTTCTTACATTGTCCGTGGAAAAGGGAATAAGGAAGCCTACTGCTCCTGCTCACATGGAGCTGGGCGTAAAATGTCCCGAAAGAAAGCACGAGAACTCTTCACACTTGAGGATCTTAAAGCACAGACAGCAGGAGTCGAATGCCGTAAAGATGATGCCGTACTGGACGAAATTCCAGCTTCCTACAAAGACATCGACGTAGTGATGGAGAACCAGAAGTCCTTGGTGGACGTTGTACACGTCTTGAAGCAAGTAATGTGCTGCAAGGGAGCGTAAATGGCTAGCATTATTCGTCGCACTGAAGATGTAGCTGCTGCTTGTGCTCTCTACCTTGACTACATCAACAAGAAGCGGGAAGCCAGCTTGAACCGTGCCGTGGACAAGCTGATGGCGGAAGTGAAGCCTCGTTGGTTCCGTATGGTTCCTCGTTACGATTCCCGAGAGGATGCTATTGCTGCTCTCAAACGGGATGAACGGGATTTCTTCTTATTCGGTTCTCGCTACGACCAAATCATGAACTGGGGATGGGGAACAGTAGAAGAACTTGAGAAGCTGCAAGCGATGTGCAAACGTGCCGGTGTGATCCGGCTGTATACGAAAGACTTTGAAATGTTAGGAGGATATTTACAATGAAATTTCTTGATAAAATTAAAAATCGTTACACAATTACGGCTTTCCGGGTTGTGTTTCACGTTGTAACGACACTGGCAGCGGCGTCGTTGCTGTTAGCTGTCCTTGCTATTCTTGTGAATTGGTTTTTGGAGTTGGTGCTTGTTTCACTGTGCGCAATCATCCTGTATCTGCTGATTATGGTTATATGGGAAGATGCAAAGGATGGAAAATGGCTGTGAAATCTAAAATCAAAAGGGCCTATCAGAACTTGGGCCATGATGCGAAGCGTTTCGTAGTTGGCGGAATCATAACGACCACTATGCTTTTCCTACTTACAGCATTGTGCCTATACCCTTCACTACTTCTCATACCTTTGATGCTGCTGATTGTCCTCACCTTAGCAGGCTTCGCATGGATGCTCGGAGATATATTGTGTGGGGAGGTGAAGTGGCTACAATAAAAGCATGTGCGGATTGCAAGCATCTTCAAACGGGAATAATGGCAATGATTCTTGGAAACTCACTTAAAGCTTGCCTACGCACGGGGAGGAGAATTGACCCGGTGTCAGGTAAGCCTGAGAATTTGTTCGCCTCATTGGAGCGGCGAACACACTACCCTAATTGGGCGGACAAATGTAACCATGAAGGTAAATTCTGGGAGGCGAAATGAAGGGTATCCAATATAAAGGCACATTCGCATCGAAGGGTAGCCAGCTCTACGAAGCGTTGACGGAAGGACGTATGGAAGAAGCCTTAAAAGTCTACGCAGATACGACAGCTCGTAACCATGCAACCCTAAATAAACTGTCTGTTCCTCGTGTCGTCATCCCAGACGAAAAGAAGCCTCTGCAATGGAAGATTGTTGCAGAGGATGCGGAATACGACAAACAAGGGAAATTCGTAAGGAGGCTAGAGAAAGGAGGATATGTAGATGTCAAGATTTAAAATAGGACAACCTGTAGAGATTCATGGCATGAACGAAGTGAACGTTAATCCTCAGAATGCTCTGAACGGAGAGATTGTAGTTATTGCGAAGCTTCCCGGCTACCATCATACCTACCGTAGCAACTACCTCATCCGCTTCCCTAATGGCAGAGAGATTTGCGCATCTCCTGACTATCTTCGTCCTGCTCCACCTCCGAAATACCGGGGTGATATAGACGAGAAGAGTAGCTGGGACGAGTGGGAGAAAGCTACAGGCATTCCTGCTGACGTTGTACGAGGGACGGATTCCTTTCATGGATGATGAAGATTATACGTATGAAGCACATGACTTCTCCTTACGTACTGGCGGCAAGCGTAGCGGAAAGATGTGCTGTAGCAAATGTGGCCTAGTGCCAACTAACAATCGTTTCACCGAGTGGGCTATTAAGATGGGCTGTAACAATCGTTACCACCCTTCCTACGCCAACAAGCGTCACGAGACAACCAAAATTTTCTAAGGAGAAACAAACGATGGAATTGAAATACCCGTTCGATATTGAATGCGAGAACGTCCGCTACACTCTAACAAAAGGCGACACAGAGGGTAGAGTGAACATGACGTGCCATGACGAAGGCGTTACTTATCGAGACGCATATAATGAAAGCACTGTGCGTGGTTGGCTGGAAAATGGGAGTTACAAACTCTTACCTCCAGCAGAAGAGAAGACAGACCCTCTCTCGTTCAAGGTTAATATCGATCATTCCGACATCACCGCTGCTCTGGCAGAAGCGAAAGAACTGGAAGCTACCTTGCTTCGTATCAAAGGTATGTTCGCATGAAAGTCTTCCTTCGCAAACTGAAGGCATGGCTAGATAGCTGGATGCCTCCAACGCCTCTCTACGTAATTGCCTAAAGAAAGCCTCACCTCTGCGTGGGGCTTTTGTCATTTTATAAGCTTAAATATCCTTGACATTATTCCGTAACTCTTTGATTTTAAAAATAAATTTTAAAATTGGCCTATGGCCTAGCCACTGTCGCCAATGGCGAAATATATCACTGGAAATAATACAGGAAAGAATACGAGGAAAATTATGGCATAAGAGCTTATGGCATAAGGCGGGAAGAGGGAATGGCATAAAGGTCGAGGGGGTTGCCAATAAATAGCGAATTGGTTGCTTAATAGGCGACGGGCATAGGCCAGATGGGCCTAGCTGCCTCCAGAAATATCATAGGGACGACTTTGAGGGAGGGGTAAGGGGTAGATAGCCCTAATATGAAGTCGTCTCAAAACGCGTTTAAATCGATTTTAGAGCCTGTGTATAAGAGTTAGACGCCCGTCTGGGTTTATGTACAAGCTACCTCTACTGTGGATAACCCTACATAAGACGTCATCGGCCAATGGCCATAGCATCCACTAGGAGGCCCTAGGAGACGCGTTTAGAGGTGGGCTAGTGGGGTGGCCTAGGCATAGGCAAATAAACGTCTTGTAACGCCATTGGCGTAGAGTGTTGCCTAAGAGACACAAGTACACTACTCGGTGTAGTTTTTATTACTCTGAGGATAGTATATGGTGCCATTGGCACATAATTTCTGTTAAGAAAGAACGTTTCATTAAGGGTCGGGCTAAACAAACGCCCTCCTTTGTATCGTTGGTATAGATATAACTATCCTGTATGAGTAACACTAGCTCCATTGGAGCCGGGTATAACAGGGGCCATAGGCCCATAACAAACCGCCCCTCCCTGTATCATGAGTAATAGACAATAGTATGTATAGCTCCATTGGAGCATAGCAACATACGTCCATAGGACGGGGTATAGCATAGGGCCATTGGCCCACGTCCTGCCCTGTAGGGTATGCCCTTGCCATGTGCTTAGATGCCCTATAGTGCCATTGGCACAGAACAGGCTAGCTCCATTGGAGCATGTTCTTATATAACTTTCAGGTATAAGAGAGCAATTCTATATAATTGACAAAATGCAACTTGTATGCTACCCTACTCCGTATTGCGGCCAGCGATACGGGTAGATGAAAGAAATGTCTAATTGTATTTATCTATATATTCGCCAATGGCGATAGTACACTAGTCCCATAGGGACAGAGTTATGTTATGGGCCTATGGCCCTAGAGGGGAATACCCTAGGAAAGGCCCCTTGTAGAGAGGGGCCAATAGGGAAAGAGGTAGGCTAGGCCATAGGCCACTAGCAGGACATGCGCCAATGGCGCTATAGGGCCTGTATGGTGCCCTGCTGAAGCCTTTCGGAGACAGCCTAGGAGGTAGGCAGAAGAGAGGATATATTTCTGTAGAGAAATGTTGATATTGTGTTAACAGTGTAGACAAAAGAAAAGCCAGCCTTGTTTAAGGGCTGGCTTTTTGTTTATTCATCAGGGTGAGGTGAATTAGCTACTTCGCGTGCAAGGGAAATAAACCTTTCGCCTTGCTCTTTTGTAAGCCCGTTATGTTCTGCCCACGTTTCAATGGTCAGATAGTTATTGACATAATCGAGGTATGAAGCAATAAGAATAGAGCGCATTTTGTTACCCTTTACACGTCGAATTGTTCGGCCAATACCTCAATGTCGGTATTCATGAATTCGTCAATTTCCAGAATGACAGATTTAATGTCCTCTGCGCCGCCTTCACGATAATAAGGGGCATCTTTGTAATTAATGCTTAGGCGCATGGTAATAGTTGGCTTATCCTCGCTATCGTAGTTTTTCCATCCTTCGGTGAATACTTGGAATTGAAGCAATGCAGGATCAAACCATTCATTTTCATAATCGGCAAATGATGTCTTTTGCTCCTCTGTTAAATCGTCATAAGACAATTCAGAGTCTAGTGCATTATCATGTAAGAACATTTCCCAGCAAGTAGTAGCTTGGCTGCTAGCAGCTTCGGTTTGCTTCTCGGTGAAATGATACGTTTTGTCTTGATCGTTCTGGTACAGGCAATCAATCGAAAATCCACCATCCTGATTAGGCATCCAGCCGGATACATAATTACCCTGAATTTCAGACAATTGAACCTCACCCATTGCACCGTAAGAACGTGAGCTAATAACAATTACGTTACTCCACTCCTCATGCACGTATTGGGCCAGTGCATGAATTTTCTCTTGGATGGCTTCCGGCACTTCGCGTTTAAAATGCTTCATGTTCATTTCCTTTAGTTGAAAGACAAAACGATTGATCCATCATCAATGAAGATAATCGTAATGTTTTTGTAGATTTTGAAGTAAGGGCCACCGCTTACAATTTCATTGTATGGATGATTCCAGTAGTATTGTTGCGTATCGCCAAACAAGTGTTTTGCCTCATTTGGTACGTCATGCAAGGATACAATCATACCCTTTTCGTATTTAATCTCATGGGACATATAAAGCCCTCCTTTAAGTTTTAACTAAAGTTAATTCGTCAATGCCCTAACACGTAAGGCATTAGCTAATCAGCTTATTTTCCCCTGATTTTAATTGCGATGTCCTGCAATGTAATATGGTCAGTGTCGGATTGATTACCGTTGCGATAGCGGCGCAAGCAAGCCTTTTCATCAAGGCTAAGCCATTTAATGTTTTCAGCTTCAACAATAGCGCACATGTAGAACGTTTCACCCATTGCAATAGCATCAAGCTTATTAGCAAGGGCTTTCTTTTCTCGTTTGGTCATAATTGCCATTTTATTCCCTCTTAAATAATTTCACCGTCAATAGTGAATTCTGTATTGCTTGCCGATTCATTGAAATACTCGGCAATGGATTCATCAGAAGTGAGGTATTCATATTCACTTTCCAAGCGCTTATAAATCCATCGTGCATAATCCCGGAGACAATCAATTACCTCATCTTCAATGTCGCCAGTATCGAAATAAACACGGTCGCCATTAATGAAAATCTCGTCAATAAGCATCGTGTATTCATGCACATAGTTGCCACGTTGCAGAATACGGCAGGAAATGCCGTAGAAGCGCTTGCGCTGTACCTCTTGCAAACGTTTAACAATGCTATGCAATTCCTTGTCACTGGGCGCATGAGACATTACAGCTTTCAATGCACCGGCTTTGTATCGATAATTCCCGATAAAGCTTACACCGTCTCCTTGTGACCAAAAGCCAGAATAATAAATCTTGTCAATGTCTAATCCGAACAATGCGGCAATGTCTTTTGCATCATCCAGCGTACATTCTGAGTGAAAGCTAAAATCGAATCCTGCCCGGTATTGCTCTAATGCTTTTTGTTTTGCCTCTTCGGACAGTTCGGAGAATTTAAAGGCTTGAGTTTCAGTAGGGATAATGCGCATGATGTTTTCCTTGTGTTAGTTACTTTAGAAACAATTCCGTTAATGCCCACGTTTTATTATGGGCATTGGCTGAAGAGTTCTTTCGTTATATCTCGATTTTCTCATGCACTACTTTAAACGTTTCCATGTCAAAGTAAGCGCTTTTTTGATTCCCTGCCTTTACTGGCCTACGCCGGTAGAGTTCATACACGGCCTTTTCTACTCCCTCATGGGAGTAATTGCCTTCATTATCCCAATTGGTTTTAATCACGGCTTTGCGCACGCCATAATTACGCATGGTATCGCCGAAAAACTTCATTGATTTACGATCAAAGAAGTGTGTTTCTGTGCCGGTACTCTCGACGGCATATTTAAGGTCACTTGATGTTTTGATTTTGAACATGGTTATTTCCCGTCAACGATTGCAGCTAGGTTTTCAAGCTGCGCAATAGCGTGAGTGCATTCTACCGGCCCGTTATCATCCTCGTCAGTATCAGCTACAAACAAGAAACGATGGTCAGCACCAGTTTTAATGCTGCCCATGTCCCCGCCGTAGCTATAAGAGACATAACCGTCAGCTAAAGCGCTAACATCTTCATTTGGAACAAATGAGACAGACTCAACACGATTAAAACGCCTTACCTCGTTTCGCCTTGGAGCCAAACGGGGACAGACTCCAATATAGCCTTGTCCGAATTCAATGCTAACGGCATAAAGTGTATTTCCTACCATAGCGAAGAATTCAATTTCAGCAGAGGTATGCCCCCTTTCCGCAGCATGATTTACATCAAGGCGAACGGCATAGCCTGAGTTTTTATACGCATCGCGTTTATATTGTTGCTGGCTGGCCTTTTTCGTAGGCATGTACTTTTCAGGATGCAAGCTGGTAAAACTTCCATCTTTCAATACATGATGGGCAATCACAGTGTTTGCATTAACGAACATAGCAAACAATGCTACAGCTTCGGTCATGCTGCGCAGCTCTTCGCTTTTATAGCTTTTGTTATTGCGATAGGTAATATGCACTGCACCGTGAGTTTTACCATCGGCGATATATTCAGGAATCGGCAAACCTAAAGCGGCAAAATCTTCAGCACGTTTAAGCATTACTTCGTGAGCCTTAATCGCTTTTTCCATTGCCGCTTGCTGTTCTTTTTTGAACTCTTCAATGCTTTTCATTTTAATTTCCCTTCAATTTAAATTCGATGTACGTAACGGGTTGAAACTCAATCCCGTAATGCGTCAGAAACGCGCCATAGGCGCTTGCAAGCGTTTGGAAGGCTTCCGCGTCATTCTCTAGCCCTAAGAAGCTTAGACGCCTATCTATGGCCTTTTCGTAGCATTCCGGCAGATTGTTAGGACATGCTCCAATGTCCGTTTGTAGTCCCGCTCCCATAATGCGAATGATGAAGCTATTAGCGTTTTGCTTTTGGCGTCGAAAGCTAATGCCCTTCGGGCTTCCATCTTTATGCAGCAATTGCATGTCCTGCCCTCCTTTGAATTAGTCCGGTAATACCCTAGCTTGTAGGGCATTGGCTGATTAACTCTTATTAATCAATTGTTGTTTGAATGCTTTAAAAGCCAAGTAAGCTTGATAACGTGCTGCCTGATTATTTGCATTAACGACGTGCATTTATTCTCCTTAATTAAACAGCCAATTGAATACACTAATAACAATTGCGAGTGCCGTAGCAATTGAAACAATCAACGGCAATTGCTTTTCTTTGTTGGCCAATGCTTCGTTATATTCCTGTTCGGTCATAGGCGAGTGTTGTTTCATTTAGTCCCCGTAGGCTGTAATTTTTGACATATGGGCCATGATCCGGGCCTTAGTTCTTTTTACCGCATTGGCATAATCTGTCCGTGCTTTTTCTTCATCGTCGTATTCCCTTATACCGAATTCTCCGACGCTTGCACGCTCTACCACAATGAATCGATGCCCTGCCATTTCATCTTCATGCAAATAGCACTCAATCCATTCGGTATTAGTTTGGAAATTAATACGTGCTAATGTTCTGTCGATTAATTTCATGTTATACCCCCAAGAGAATAAACATTGCAGCTTCTACGCTCCATTCCCTGTTTTTCAGGTAACGGGCCGCTACGCTAACCCCTAAGGTGCGCTTAATGATTCGTGCCCTTTCAGCTTGAGAGACATTATTTTTCAATTGAATCTTTGCCATGATTTACGCTCCAATAACTTGTTTGATTTTCTCAATGCGTGCACCTTTGCTAGGATGCGAAACACTTGCACCGGAAGGCTTTAACAGACCTTTCATAGCTTTAACGCAATCCATGCCATGCTTGGCCATGATATGCGCTGCAAACTCATCGGCTTGATATTCCTGCCCATGATTAAGCGATTGACTACCTTCGCCGTCTCTAGCTAGTTTCCCGTATTTATTCAACAGGTCAGTGTCACTTTCAAATTTAGCGCCAGCAGGGGCAAAGCTTTCAACAAATTTACGTCCGTGGCCCATTACCGAATGCCCGAATTCATGGGCTAAGGCAAAGAATAATTCATCATCGGCCAACACCGTAGTGTCTCCCAAATGAACAATGTCAGGCGCTCCTACTACCCATTCATAATCTGCAACCCGGGCCGTGTAGTCCACTACGAATTGCACCTTGTGGCCCGTTTCAAGCTGCAACTTAGCATCAATGTCGCAGATACGTTTGTCAGTGAATTGGCAAGCCTGTGCCGTGCTAGCAACGAAGGCCAGCAGTGCGAAAATTACTTTAAACATGATAGTTCCTTTCTAATATGCAACATTGCATGTAGTAGCCCTCCAGCATACGCCGAAAGGCTACGGCTTGAAATGTTAGGTACGTTTGAACGGGCATTCGCACATTTTCCTTGCGGTGCCAATTGCATCTTCTTTATTTTCAGTAAAGTAGGTGCAAAGATCATCATATTTACCGTACACAAACAGCTTGCAAACATATTCGTCTGTTTCACTGTCCCGGTACACTTTGACTTGCCGTCCTGTTTCTTCAAAACCGGCAATCTTGATTATGCTTAAGAGGCGCATGATTAACCTTTTAGCATTACAGCGTAAGCTGCTGCCCATGCAACCATGTCAGGGTCTTTAGTTTCAAATTCGATAATCATTTTATTTCCTTTCAGGTGAATAAATTCGATAGCCCTATTGCTAAGACTATCTAGGTTTATTCCTTGCTAGCGGCATTCCCATGCGACTAGTGTGATGCGCTGTATTCTCATGTCTCCCGACATTAGCAGCGCCTAGTTTAGCTAGTTGTTAAAGACCGTATTTCTTGGCTCTAGTGTCTGTCTCATCCCTTTCGGCATCCACCTACTAGGGCAATCAACTAGAGACTTCTACTGTTACCTGATTCACCGTGCATCGTTGTGTGCGCCGATGTAGAGATAATAGGGCATAACTAAGGTATGCGCAATACCCTTTTCAAATTATTTTTGTAGTGTTGCTTTTCTTCGTTGCTTCCACTCTAGCAAGCTTCATAAAGAAAAATGCGCGTGCACGCGTAGCAAGTAGTATGCCAGCTTAGAAGGTAGTATTTCCTAGTTATCCACAAGGGTTATACACATGCCTCTAGAATCGATTATAAAGGCCCCCGTTTCAACGCAAGAGCTGGCCTAGGGTTTGCCCTTAACTCATCCTTGCACGCCTCCTAGGCCCCTTAAAACGCGTTTAAATGGCATGTGTATAACTTAGAAAAGCTGTGGATAAGTAGTGTTTTATGTAAATTAGGACAGTTATTTGTGTGAATTTACATGCAATACACGGACACACTTACATGAAATTACATGCAGAGGAAGTGGGACAACCTTATAGAATAAGGCTTACTTTGAAGTTAGGTCTAATGTCTTATAGAAGACATCTCTTCTAACTTATAGAAGAGCACTCTTATAGAGGACATTGATTATTTGTCTAGTTGTCAGTCCTCTATAGGAGTTAGTTAGTCATTGATATTTACCTTGTACGTTAGCAAAGCGTTAATAGCTCTTTGGTCAATCTTACCTTCATACAATTTTGCCAAGTATTTTATGTACCGCTCCTTTTCTTGCTTATAAGCTAAGAAAGCATCTTCTACTGTTGCAAAGCCTTGCCTGAACCTTGATGCACCTCTGTTGCACTGTGCCAAGTAAGGTTTTGTGTTGCTAGCTACCTTACTTACTCCAATAGGCAGATTGCCACGACTTGCCGCCCTCTTATTAATAACTTGATTCACTTTTCTAGGCAGGAAAACACAAGTTTCTGAACCGTACAACTTGTTACCGGTCACAAGTAAATCTTTGTCTAACTGGGCATCTGGAAAACTAAATCCGGGTTGCGTATGGCACCAGTCAACAAAAGTATCAAAATCTTTAAACTCTTCAGACATATAGCAACCTTTATATGTAGGGTTAGCTATTTGAAACTTGTCACTGCACCTATCAGACATTGCTAGCCAAGCTAGATACTCTTTTGCGTACTTTCCTTGTCTGTTTCTTGCGTACTTACCACGTTTAACACTCATACTTTCCTTTCTATGTCAAACAAAATTACTACTATATCATAACTTTCCGTAGTGTCAACTTTTACTAAGGTATGCTCCATAACCTGTTACTAGGGCGTTGAAATTGCTACGATGGAAGGAATAAAGATAGGCATGTACCTATGAAAGAAACAGGGTACATTTCCTACAAGCAAGAATGTAACACTCCCTAACATGTTTCACAAAAGTAATATTGTCTTTGTGTCAGGGAGTGTTATATCTATGACAACGGATGTGGATAACATGTCTTCAGACCAACTTTCAATAAAGTTGTCCACAGGCTAGGCCCAAAATCCGTCCAAAACCGGAGTTGTCCACAGCTTATCCACAGAAACGTTGCTTGTGTGAAATATGTTGTAATTCTGCTACGCCCTCCCCGTTTTCTGGGGTCAGAGTAGGACATTCTGGCTCTAAGAAAGAACTCCAAAATTCCCCAGTCCATCAGCAAATTCGTCCTAGTCAATTCCTGATAGGATTCGAAAACGTTCTCTGAGGCGTTTAAATCGAGTGGCCTGAACATTCCCATCAAACGAAAAAGAAAACCGCCCTGAAGGCGGTTTAAATCGTTCTGGAGCTATTTTAAGTTTAGACGTATTTCTCTGGCTCAAAGGCTTCCATGAGAGCGTTGAAATTGTCGGGATCATTATTGCTGTACGAGTAATCTGCAACAACTTCTGACCCGTCATCCGCGTTACCCAGAACAATGTAAATATAATGCTCTTTGAATCCCGGTTTAACCACCCAGACGCTAGATTCGTCTAGATTGAAAACAGTTTCCATAGCATCCGTCACCTGCGTAGCTTCAGAGTAGGTTTTCTCCATCGTCTCACCGTCCCATACGGCAATGATGCGGAAGCCATGTGATACAAGCATTTCAAACAAGGCGTGCACAACACGACGTTCATTCTTTGCACGCTGGTGCATCAAGGTGTTTTTGAAGAGGATGCTATCGACTTTCAAAGCTGGGACAGAAGATACATTCATATAATTTCTCCTTGCTGTAAGATTGGGCTGTTATACACCAGCCATATTTCATCCTTGATTATTGAACCTTCCCGTTTCATGAGCGTACATGCGTTCGGTGCTCCAATCTTATGAAGAGCCGTTGAAACATATACATCACTGTGGGGAATGAAGCCTGTCTTTTGCCGCTTCTTGCTACGGAACAACGTTGGAGCTGCAAAGGTAGGGCCAGAGTTATCTACAGGCCCGTCAGTTCCGAAGATAGTATAATAGGCCAGAGGATTATTATCCTCATCCATCGTGAAGTGTTCCAACAACACAACATAGTGCCTGTACTGACGTACTGCCATGACTTTCTCCCTAGTTGCTGGAATATAAAATTGTAGACCAAAAAGCAAAGCCTCACAAGGAGGCTTTTGATTTGAAATATCAGGAATGAAATATCTCAATATGCTTGCGTGGCTGCTAGGGTAGGCTCATTGTCTTTGAATCCATTCACATAAGCTTTTGGCGCGACACAAGAAATGATGGCATCGGCAGTCTCTTGACTGACACCCAGTGTCCGCGCATAGGACATGCAATACTGCCGATCCTGGTCCCGCATCGGGCCGCGAATGCCCACAGGCTCTTGCGCTTCATGCTGCTCTACTAGGGCGGCAACTCGGCTGGTGCGCTCTCTTTGGTGTTGGTAGTCATTACATATCTCCTTACAGGCGACGTTTTACGTCGGTAGCCAAACGCACCTCAAACTTCTTCGGGTTGCGCTTGTAGATGATTTCGATATTCCCATTGCTCTTACGCTTAATTACAGCGTGCAAAGCTCCCGTATCATCATCCCACACTTCAGCCAGAGCTGCCCCGTAGTGGTCAATCTGCATGTGCATGATGCAGGTAGCCACTGCCACGTTAGCATTGCTGCTGCTGTTCACACGAATGGTATCCTCCTCGCGTGCGCGATAGTCAACCCAGTATTTAGTTTTGATGATACGGCTCATGATGTCACCTCGATTTATTGGAAGGAATCAAACGAATTCCACTGGTCACGCTTGTTGTTCTCGCGGCTCCACTGCTTACCACGCTTCTCTTGCTGCTGACGTTCCACTTGCTCATTGCCACGAGGAGGACGAGCGTTCTTGCTGGTGCGTTGCTTACGTTCGAAATTGCTATTACCTTGCATGTTCTAATGCTCCTACTCGTTAGATGTTACGGGATGCTTGCAGTTTGAACTGTTTGCGTTGTTTGCGAGTGTCGTTGTAGCTACCAGCAGAACACAGCCAGCCACTACCTTTACGAGTTTTACCACGGCAAACCGCACCAGCTACCTTGCCGAACATGTGGCCCTCACGTTTATTACGGGAGGCTACCACCGACTTAGGCGATTTGGTGAAAATCTTGGAGGCAATCACATGCTCCAGATGAGACAGGGCTACGTCCATGTCATCTTCTTTCACCAAATCGGATACATCGTCAAACAGATCTTCGTGCTGCTTTTCAACAGCCTTCAAGTGGTTAGTGACAGCGCCCTTGGCATGGTTCAGCGTAGGGTAGCCATCTTCGCGGAAAGGGTGAGTGCCGGGACAGATGAAGTCAGCCACTTGAACGTAGTAACGAATATTCTTTTGGATAACAATAGAGCCGAGGGCCTTACGTTCTGCGATGTTGAAGCCTTTGTATTTGATGTTGTTCATGCTGTTCTCTTTTCAAGGGAGTAGGTTAGTAGTGCTAGCTAAATTTTGCTGCGTTTCTCGCTGCAATGAAGTCACTATACCTAACAATTCCTGTCCGTGCAAGAATTATTTGAAAATATTTTAATGTGGGGAATTTAATACAGGAAGGAAATACGACGTGGAGACGCATGTCTCCACGCCTTGTAGGCGGTAGCCCTTATTTACGCTGGCGAATCACCTTCTTAGCAGGAGCCTTACGAACACGCTTAGGCGAAGCCTTGGGAGCCACGACGGAAGGTTCTACAACAGGCTGAGAGCCGACAGCAGCCAGTTCTGCTTTACGCTGGGCCAGAATGTCTTTAGCTTCCTGTTCAATAGCCTCGCTATACTTAACCGTCAACGTGTTGTAAGCAGCTTTGGCAGCATCAAAATCGGTTTGTACTTGTTTGAGCTGCCCCATCATGCTATCCATTTGCTGGGTGAGAACGCCGATGGAAGATTGCATTTGCATCAATCGATCATTATCGGCTACAATCTGGCGGTAGATGGCAGCACTAGGCAATTCGCCAGCAATAGGAACCACTGGAGCCGTAGCAATAGGCAGAACACTAGGTTGTGCTTCAGGCTGCAACACAGACTTGGACGTTTCGTTGGACAGCAGGTTAGGCAGAGGACGAGAGACACGTGGCAAACGCTGACGAAGCCTTACCACTTGATCCCCACGGTTGGTGGCTTGTTTGAAGCGCTCCATCAACACCTTTTCGTCAGCAGCCGACAACGGTGCGGTCATATGATAGTAATCAAGAGGAACGAATTGAGGATTACCAGAGCCATTCCATGCTTGAATCTTGTTGCCTTTCATGGAGTCAGCGAGGAACACGACAGCTTCACGTTTAGCTGGGTCAAAGCGGCAGAGGATATCGGTGGCCATGTTATTTCTCCTTTAGTGAACACAAGTTTTGAAGGGTTGGATGCTTACGTCCAGTGGACAATTCCAAGTTTAGTCAAGCTCTTCAGAATTTCAAGGGAATTCCAATCGTGCGCAGCTTTCGTGCAACAAATTAGAGGAACCTTTCTAAAATTACATCCTGCCGAGTTATGTAGGTATGTAACGCTAGCTACCACTGTATGTGCAACCAGTATTTTCTTGCTCTTATGTGTGTGCCGACCTATACTGGAGGAAGCCTACAAGGAGGTCTTAGCAGGAAAAGCCGCTGCATTGCCTAAATGTAATTTATTGCATGGAAGAAATACGAAGTGTTGTAAGAATGAAACACTAGTCACTTTCTGAGACAAGTAGGAAGCATTTCGTATAAAAAGAATCTGAAAATTCCCCAGTTCCTGTGAAAATTCTACCTTTAGATATCTGAGATGAAATCCAAAACAAGTGGGGGTTTGTTACAATTTAGGTAGTGCTACATGCTTGACAAGGGAAAATTTTTAGAAGAGAATGCAGTTTGACCAACGCCTTCCGGCACACACAAGGAGAAAAAGATGACCAATGTAATGAAAGTAGCTATTGTAGATGCAGCAATTCAAAAGTTGTGGGATGGCAATAACGTTAGATCTCAATACGATAAAAATTCAGTACGAGTATTTGAATTGTATGCATGTTATGCAACGGTTAAAGCAGCGATGCTAATCCTGGGACTAGAGTACGGTGAAGCAAAGGAGCACCCAGACACTCTCTGGGTGCTTAAACGGATTGATACGTACATTGACGGATATTTCACCGCCAGCTCCTACCTGCGAGAGAAAGACGATAACTACGATGAAACTTACCAGTATGCACAAGCCTTCCGCAAGAAGATGCTGGAAGACATCCGTAAGGAGTTGATGGCATGAACACATTTGACCATCAGATTCTAGAAACAATCGAGAAAATAAAATCCAAGATTGACAGTAAGCCTTCGTACAGTAATTATGTTTGCGTTGAAGCTATGTTTGAAGCAGGAGAACATTGCATCAAACGGATGGTAGAGATGCATATCGGGAAAATGTATACAATGGAAAAGTTTTTACGTAAGAAGTGGAAGATGAAGCCGTATACGTACATCGCCAATGAGGTGGTGAACAGCTACCGCATCTGCATGCTGAACAACATGATTAAAATGGTTAAGGAGGGTAGACATAAATGAAGCTGTATAACATCATCAAAAGCCTGCAAGAGGCTCAAGGCAATATCGAGAAGCAAGCCATTCTCGACGCCAACAAGGACAATGAGTTGTTCAAGGCGTACATGAAGGCTGTGTACGACGTAGGTATCAACTACTATCAGAAAAAGCTACCAAAGGGGCCGTACCACTGGAATATGGACTGGTCTGACTACCCGGACGGCAAATACGATCCAACGACAATGCTGGAAGTGATGGCCGAACTGGCTAACCGTACCTACACTGGCGACAAGGCAGTACGTCACCTGAAGGACTTGCTGTGTTCCCTTTCGCCAGAAGGCAAAGAACTTGTCGGGTACATGTTGGATCGTAAGATTGGTGCATCCGTAGGTGATACGATGGTGTTGAAGACGTGGCCTGACTTATACTTCCTGCCACCATACCAACGTTGTTCGCTGCTGGATGTGAAGGCTCGTCAGCGCTTTGCAAAGCTAAAGAAGTTCTATGTACAGACCAAAGCTGACGGATCGTTTGCGTACGTTGTGAAGCGTCTGGATGACACTGTAGACGTGATTACCCGCCAAGGTAGCAAGTACCCACAATGGTTTGCTCAGAAACTCGCATACGGCCTGAAGCCGGGTAAGGTATTGGTAGGCGAACTGCTGGTAGACGAAAAGATGCAAGGTCTGGGTAGTCAATCGTTGGAGCGTAAGACTGCTAACGGCTTGCTCAACTCCGCATTGAAGGACGGTGAGAAGTTCGATGAATCCCGGTACTCCGTTCACATGGAAGCATGGGATTTGCTGACTCAAGAAGAGTTCGAAGCTGGCAAATCCCTGCGTACTTACGAAGATCGTCTTGAAAGCCTTGAGTATGAAGTGGACAAAATTCCGGGACGTGTCTCTGTCATCTACACGAAGGAAGTAACCAACCTGGATGAAGCGTTCGCTATCTACCAAGAACACTTGCAACGTGGGCTGGAAGGCTGTATCATCAAAGACCCGGCTTCGTTGTGGAAGGATGGCACGGCAAAGGACATCGTTAAGCTGAAGATCAAGTTCGCTGTGGAGATGCGTGTCAACGGTATGTATGAAGGCGAAGGTAAAGCCAAAGGCATGCTTGGTGGCGTCTACATTGAATCAGAGGACTCTGGCATCCAGTGTGCATGTGGCTCTGGCTTCAGTGACCCTCAGCGCAAGGAATTCTGGGAGAAGCCGTGGCTGATCGAAGGTGCTGTTGTCACTGTGGAAGCAAACGACATCACTCAAAGCCGGGAAGTAGGTAAGAAGCCTTCCCTATCGTTGCCAATCTTCGTTGAAGTACGAAGTGGCGTGGACAAGAACAAAGCTGACACTACGGAGCGTATCTACGCCCAGTTGGAAGCTGCTAAACAAGGAGCATAACATGGCAATCATCGGATTTCTGTTTTTGGTAGCACTGGGCTTGTACTTCCTGTGGGTGACACTGGGAGGCACCTACGTACAAGTGTTGTTTACCGGGAAGTTTCCGTTCGACTACTTCATCATCACTGGTGCAATCGCCTTTGGTTTACTGTATGCAGCTTACGTGAACGCTCCGTTCAAGCTTGTGGTGGCGTAGATGTGCGTACATTTGCCAAAGCTCATGAAGCATCTGGAAAGACACGTTGAGCAACTGAAGGCCCGGAACTCAGGGCTGGAGAGTATGCTTGATCTGACTATCAATGAACGCGACAACTACATCCTGTGTTTGAAGATCATTGCTAAAGGGCATCACAATCCAGCACATTATGCTGACGTGGTGTTGAAGACGCTAGGTAAACAAAGTACTTGACAACACGACAGGTAAGTAGTAAGATAGCGTTTCTTTACAAATTCCCTACAGGGACAACCAACAAGGAGAGAACAATGGGTAAGAAAATTTTTAAGGTAGGTGATAAGATTCGTTGCGTAGACGGAGATGGTGCTGCTCCGGGCGTCATGCGAGAAGGTGTTGTGCTAAAAGCAATGGACAAGGATTTCTCGTTCAAGGTAGTTAGTAATCATTACCTACTTGCTAAGGGGTGATATGAGAGCGAGCACTGAAATATCGTTGAAGGAACTCAGTGCGGCTTTCTACTACGACGAAACAAGTAAAAGTTGTCTGAGACTACGAAAGGACAAGTTCCGAGGAAGAAAGCATACTACAGTGATTAACCGAAAAGGTGACGAAGTAGGGCATTTCCATGAAGCTACTGGCTACTGGATTACACGCCATAGAGGCAGACAGCTAAAGTGTCATAGAATAGTGTATTCTATTGTGTATCAGGTTGAACTAGGCGAAGGTGATGAAATTGACCATGAAAGTGGGGACAGAAGTAACAACAAATCATGGAATCTTAGGCTAGTTGGGAATGTTCAAAACTCTCGTAACAAAGGGACGTTTTCTAACAATTCTTCAGGAGTCACTGGAGTAGGGTTTCATACTAATAAAGCCGGAAATCTGTACTGCAAAGCACAATGGAATGATTTAAAAGGAAAGCGAAAATCTAAATATTTCAGTGTAGCTTCTTTAGGACTTCTTCCAGCTTTTAAGCAAGCTTGTGTGTACAGGGATGCTATAATTAGTGAACTAAATACTCAAGGTGCGGGCTACACGGAGAGGCACGGAACATGAGAAAAATTATAGTAGCACTACTTCTGATGATGTCGTGCTCTCAGCTTTCCATACCTCCACGGCTTGAATATAAGCCTCCTGAGCCTTGGCGTTGTATGGCTTGGGTTGTGCATGATGAAGCCCGTGGAGAGTCGCTGAAGGGCGCTAGAGCTGTTTTAGACGTAGTATTGCGGCGTATGAAGAAGACAGGGAAAAGTGCCTGTGACGTAGTGTCTGCGCCAAGGCAATTCTCAGGATATTCTGAACGTAAAGTGTACAACGTGACGCTAACTAATAAGGAAGCGTTACAACGCTTCATACAGGTTGCCAAGATGAAGCCTGTTGCTGTACAATGCACTCACTTCCACGCTACCTACGTTAGGCCAGCATGGGCAACCAAAATGACCCGATGCGTACGCATCGGAAAACATATATTTTTCAAGGAGAAACACAAATGACACCAGCACAATCCGCAGGATTTATCATCGGAAAAAAGTACGAAGTTATTGGAGGATACGATGAAGAACACAGCACTAAAGTAGGAACTATTGTGATGTTCGTAAAAGACGATCAGAGTATTCAGCCAAAATTCGAAGCAGAAGGTGGACGGGCCGATTACATCTACTTGACCAACCTTAAGGAATTGGAAAAGTCGAACGTAAATTATAACGTGAGCATCGTTGATAACAACACTACCATCGTTCTTCAGAAGCGTCTGAGCGTGGAAGAGGTGCATGCGTTCCTGAAAGCGGTAGGTGTATGAGCGAGAACAACGAAGAAATTACGATTTCCAAGAAAGAGTATGACAGACTTCAGGATCGTGATTGGAAGTTGTCCTGTCTGGAAGGGGCTGGCGTCGATAACTGGAGTGGCTACGACTACGCGATGGAAGAGTACTGCAAGGAGGATGAATGATTACAGTAGAAGGTAAATGCGGCATCAAGGCTACCATCTTAGCCGACAGTATTAGCGAAGCAGGGGTACGCTTACTGACGTTTGAAATCGAATATCCGCGTTTGATTCTGGCTGAACTGAACACGCACCGGGATAAGTCGCGTAACAGTTTTAGTAGCCGTGCTGTGCCGTTTGAAAAGATGCTGACACAACTCTCAGGTCGTCCTGTTCGCTTCGGTGCAAATCAAGCTGGTATGCAGGATAAAGGAGAAGATTACACCGTTCCGGTTATGTTTGGAGAAGCACAACGTTCTCCTGAATCAGCATGGGAAACAGCTAAAGACACAGCCATTGCGTTTGCAAGAAAGTTCTACGAAGCTGGCTACCACAAGCAAGTGTACAACCGTCTATTGGAACCTTGGCAGATGCAGAAAACCGTTATCAGCGGAACAGAGTGGGACAACTTCTTCTGGCTTCGTGATGACTTGGCAGCAGACCCTACGATTGACGAATTGGCACGTGTGATGCGTGAGGCTAAGGATGTGTCTAAGCCTGAACTGCTGAAGGCGGGCGAGTGGCATCTTCCGTATATTGACGTAATACGTGGGAATGACGAACGACGCATTTATGGTAGCTTCTCGTCTCACCCCTATGAATCAGAACCTGCCAAGGCGTTTACGGAGTACACACTAGAAGACGCAATTAAAGTGTCGTGTGCTCGTTGTGCCGCTGTCTCGTATCGCAATGAAGGTTATGATCTGGAAAAGAGCATTGAGCTTTACGAGCGTCTGGTAGGCAGCGATAAAAAGCATGCTTCTGCACTGGAACACTGTGCTACTCCGATGGAACGACGCCCCGGACTTCCACCTCCTAACGCGTGGGAACATGGTGTTTCCCACATGGACAATAAATGCAGATTGTGGTCGGGCAATTTCCGTGGCTGGATTCAGTATCGTAAGACGATTAAGGGAGAGAACTATGAGGAAGAAAGCGCTTGAGTACAGGCTTCAATACGCACTGATGCTTGCAAAGTTTGATCCTAACTCTAAGGTGCTGTTCGCCTTCAGTACATGGAGCAAGGCTCAGAACGCATGGCATACGTTGATTAACCTTGTAGGAAAGCCTAACGGCTTCTCTTTCAATGTGTTCACCAGAACTGCTAAACATGAGGACGGAGGGAGCATTCGATTTGTGTCCTTGGAAGACACAAGTTGTATCTCTGGAATGCAGATTTCCCATGCGTGGGTTGAAGAAGACTTGGAGCCTTACAAGTGTAATGCAGTGGAGTGGCATATCCGGTCTGCTGAGCAGCACAAGGAGCCTAAGGGCATCTACGATGAATACCACGTTACAAGGAAATTAGACTACTGATGACCAACAAATGGGGCATTGACTTGTCTTACCCTCACAACTGTCAATGTCCTCGTTGCGCTCGTAATGGGCGAGATACAGCGAAGGACAACCTGCAAGTATACGGAGAGGGTAAGGGCGCTTACTGCCACGCATGCGAGTTCACCATCTTGAGTGATGCGGAACGTGAAGCTCGTGGAATTGATTTTGAAGATGAGGAAGAAGAAGTGAGCACAAGAGAACGACTTACAAAGGAAGAATATGAGCAAATTAAGGGATACACTGGCCTCAAGTGCAAGGGCTGGCGTGGGATCAAGGATGAGACAAACAAGTTCTTTAACATTCGTTACACCTACGACGAAGAAACCGGAGAACCAGACGCACAATACGTACCAACTACCATCGACGGAAAACTGGTTGGTTTCAAAGTACGCACCTTCCCCAAGGACTTTAGCAACCCTGTAGGACTGGTAGGCAAGGACTGTGAACTCGCAGGGCAGGTAAAGTTCCCTAACGGGGGTCGTACATTGCTGCTTACTGGCGGTGAAGTGGACATGGAATCGGCTTACCAGATGCTTGCAGAGTATCAGGCATCTCGTGGCTACGACCCAATCCCAGTTGTCTCTCCTACAGTCGGAGAAACTGGCTGTGTAAAGCAGATTCAAGCACAGTACGAGTGGTTCAACAAGTTCGATAAAATTATCATCGGCATGGACAATGATGCTGCTGGAGAGAAGGCTACACACAAGATTGCTAAGGTGCTGCCGAAGAACAAAGTGTACGTAGCGAAGTGGACGAAGAAAGACCCTAATCTGATGCTGACAAGCGGCATGGATAAGCAGTTTATTAACGATTACTTCAAAGCTAAGCCCTACACTCCTGATGGTATTGTTGGTGCTGCATCGCTGGCTGATAAGATTCGTGAGGCTGCTGCACAGTTGAAGATTCCACTGCCTCCGTTCATGCACAAGTTGCAGCGGATGATGGCTGGCGGTATTCCACTGAAAACCATCATCAACCTTGGCTCTGCGTCTGGTACAGGTAAGTCTACGATTATTGACGAGATGACCTACTACTGGATTTTTAACAGCCCATACAAGCCGGGTATCGTCACTCTTGAGAGCGATAGTGGGCAGTATGGTACGAAGATTCTTAGCCGACACTTGGGCCGGAAGATCGACCTGATTGAAGACGTGAACGAAAAGCTGGCGTATCTGGACACAGACTATGTACGACAGAAGGAACATGAGCTATACTTCCGTGAGGATGGTAGTGAACGCTTCTTCCTCGTTGAAGATCGTGATGGTGGACTTGAGTCGATGAAGGAGAAGATTGAACAGCTCATCATTGCATGTGGCTGTCAGCTTATCATTCTTGACCCACTACAGGACATCTTGGACGGTATGAGCAACGAAGATCAAGCGGTGTTCTTGAAATGGATGAAGGGTATGGTGAAGAGTCACGATGTCACTTTCATCAACGTCAACCACGTACGTAAGAGTGGTGGTAATCAGAAGGCCAATTCCACGGGTGCTGACCTGTTTGAAGAAGATATGCAAGGTTCGTCCTCTATCTTCAAGTCCGGTGCATGTAACCTGCTGTTCACTCGTAACAAGGAAGCTGAAGACGAAATCGAACGTAACACTACCAAGATGAAGGCTTCGAAGATTCGTTGGACGGGTAAGACTGGTGTAGCTGGCGAGTACTATTACGCCAATGAAAGCCACACTATGTGGGACAAGGACGACTGGATGAGCAAGAACGGGACAAAAGAATTTTGACAAACTTAGGTAGGTAGTGTAAGCTACCTCCTTATAACTAACTCAAGGAGAAAATATGAGCGTAGCAACTAATAAGATTACCAGTCAGTTCAAGAACAGCTTCATCCGTGTTGCGGGAGAGGATACTACGGACATCGAGAAAGCATTCTTTAAGATGGGCTTCCGATGGGCTTACCAAGACGAAGGTAAGCGTCAAGTACGAGGACTCACCGATGCAGCCTATCTTCGCGTAAACGGGAACTGTGAAATTTCTTACGCGGAAGGTTTTGATATCGTTCCAGAGGACTTCGGCTACGACGACTACACTGAAGTATCTCGTAACTACGTGCTAGAAGCCGCTGAAACAGTACGTAAGATCAAGCGTGAAGAGAGCAAAGCACAAAAGAAACGTGCTAAGGCCCGTAAATGGGATAAGACGGCTACGCCTAACAGTTTCATTGGTTGCCCTGTACGTGGAGATGCTGTTGTAGCCTACAAAATGGCTACGGGACGAAAAGCGCAAGGAGAAGCACGACACTTGCGATGGACTGACACCGGAGAAGCTGGAGATATCGTCAGCTACAAGGTTGTAGGACACAAGAAATCTAAGGATGGTTGGATTGCCCATGATCCTGCTAAAGACCCTGCACCTACTAATGCCGCACGGGTAAGGCTCCGAGGCGGCTCGACGCGGGAAGCCGATGATATTGTCACATTTGGCACTCACTCTCCAGACGGCGTAGCCGTGGACGAAGAGTATCAAGTTGTGGCATACACGTTGCAGCCAGAAAAGCCAGCGAAAACATCTGTCGTTTCGATGGAAGATATGGTGCAAGACGTGGCATGGGACTTGGGCAAGGACGTAGCTGTGCCTGTGCATGATTTCGAAACTCAACGTAACGATAACAATGTAATTCAACTGGACACCAATCCTAAGAAACAGTTTGGCGTTCAGAGCATTCCTTTGAGTATGTGGAGCAGCTTGGGTAGCGCTTATGGTGCTCTGGCCTTCTACAACGGGGCAGGGAAGTATGGCAAGGCTAACTACGCCAATACGCCTGTGGAAGCGTCCATCTACATTGACGGAGCAATGCGTCATTTGGCTGCATGGGTTGCTGGTGAAGAATTTGATCCCAAAGACGGAGTTCCTAACTTGGGAGGTGTACTGGCTAACGTTGCTATTATTCTTGAAGCACGTGCTGCTGGAACGCTGATTGATGATCGGTGCAAGCAATCGGGGTATCTGAAAGAACGTGAAGCTTTGAGTAGCATTGTGAAGCACCTAAATGAGCTACACGAAGGTAAGAACCCTAAACACTATACGATGGAGACGAAATAATGGCACCAGAGATTATGATGTACAGCGGCAAATACTTCAACTTCATGTCGCCGGAAACATCGGAGTTCACGATTGAAGATGTTGCGTTGGCCTTGAGCCGTATCAATCGTTACACAGGACACACCAGTTTCCCGTACTCGGTAGCACAACATTGTGTGCTTGGAAGCTTGCAATTCAAAGACCCAAAAATGGCATTGGAGTTCTTGTTGCACGATACGTCTGAAGCTTTCATGGGAGACGTAGCAACACCTTTAAAGATGATGCTGCCTGAGTATCAAGTGATTGAGAAACGTGTTGAGAAGGCCGTTGCAGAGCGATTTGGCACTACCTTTCCAATGCTCCCAGAAACGAAAGAAGCAGACCTTCGTATGCTGGCTACTGAAGTGGTTCAATTGATGCCTCCAGCGGCTCAACAATGGGAGATTCTGCGTGGCGTGCAGCCGTACAAGATCAAGATTGATCCGTGGTCGCCTGCACATGCTGAATGGGAGTACAATCAACGGTTTTACGAACTTACTGGGAAAGGAAACTAAAATGGTAGCGTTGTTTGCATTGCTTGTCTGCATTAATTTTGATGCAGCGTGGTACTGGTATGTCATCGGCTTTATGTGTCTGCTTATTGATACTAACTAAGTGAATGCCGCCTTCGGGCGGCTTTTTCTATTTATGAGAGCATTGACATAGCTACGTAGGTAGTGTACGATAGCGTCTTAACTGACCCAAGGAGAAGAGATTGACCCCAACTGAACAACAAGAGAAGTGCATGGCCGCTGCTGTGAAGTATGCCATCGTTAAGATTGAAGCTGGAGCTGGCTCCGGCAAGACTTCTACGCTTAAACTGGTGAGTGGTGTAGTGAAAGAGCCTTCGCTGTACGTGGCCTTCAATAAGGCAACTGCCACGGACGCAGCGGAGAAGTTTCCTTCGTATGTAGTTTGTAAAACAACGCACAGCATTGCCTACGCTAAATTTGGCCGTAGGCTGCAAGACAAGCTGAAGCGACCAACGGGAGGTTACAAGAACGTTGCTTTCACCGGCACCGAGATTGCCCGCTTTTACAAGGTAGGCTGCATCATTGATGACATGGGCTTCATCGTGTCCACGGAAAATGCTGTTGGTCTGTTTGTACGTCTGACGGTGGAACGTTTTGAGCAGTCTGCTGACGATAAAATCAGTGACAAGCATCTTCCAAAGATGGACATGGAAAAGACGCTTCGTGCTGATCCGAAGGCAGGAGAATACATCGTACGATTGGCTCGTAAGCTGTGGGATGATCGTATTGATCCTTCTAGTGCTGTCATGGCCAGCCACGACACGTACCTGAAACAGTTCCAACTGAGTAAGCCTGACCTTGGCTATAAAGTGATTTACCTTGATGAGGCACAAGACTCTACTCCATGTGTTCTGGACATCGTTATGACTCAAGCCGGAAATGGTGCAAAGATCATTCTGGTAGGTGATCGTCGTCAAGCTATCTACGGATGGCGTGGAGCTATCAACGCAATGGAGCGTATCGAAGGACGCAGCGAGTATCTGACCAAGAGTTTCCGATTCGGACAAGGTGTAGCTGATGTTGCTACCGCTGTGCTGATGGGGAAGATGACCCTGACAGGGCGAGACGATATGCTGTCGAAGATCGGTGGAGCTGGAACGGTTGATCGAACCAAGCCTCACATGTATCTGTTCCGTACGAACACTGGCCTCCTGTACACCGCTGTAGCTGCTATTGCGAAGGGTGAGGACATCCGTCTGGAAATCGATGTGAAAGACTTCCTCCGTATGCTCCAGTCGGCCTATGCTCTCTCGCAGAAGGACATGCCAAACGTTAAGCACGAGAACATCCTGCCCTACCCTACTTGGGAAGAGTACAAGGAAGAAGCGCAGAAGGTTACAGGCGAGATGAAGCGTATCGTTAATATCATCGACGGAGGAGATTACTGGAAGTTTGTTCGTACGCTGGAGAACTATCAGAATCCCACTAGTGCACGTATCGTGTACACCACAGGCCACAAAGCTAAGGGCCGGGAGCATGACCAAGTGATTCTGGCAGATGACTTCCCAAGCCACTACGATGGAGGTGAGTGGATTGGTTTGGCAGAGATGGAACAAAACCTTCTGTACGTAGCAGTCACTCGTGCTCAAAACGTGCTGGAGATTAACGATTCGGTGCGTGAAGCCATGGAGTACTTCAAGAACGGTGGAGCCTTCAAGACGATGATGAGGAGCCTAGCAGGCGACTGTCCTGACGGGTATGTTGCGGACGATGCACCGATGGCGTGGGAAATCATGGCTGTTAATAAAAGTCAAGGTGTGCCATACGACGATCTCCATGCAGATATGGCAATCTATGCACAAGAACTAAGAGAACGTAGGAAAGCTAGCGAGGAAAGGGAGGCCACCACGTACTATGCTGATGGCTCCGGGTTTCGCCATGCCAGCGGCCCCAGTGGGCCTCTTTACTTCGACAAATTCGGTAACACATAAAATTCAAACCCATAAAGAATGGGTTGCTGAGAGGAAGGCTGAAGGATATTCGGACGAAGACATAGCAACCCTCCCGTTTTAAGGAGAGAACATGAAACAAACAATTTACAAGGTAATGCGTAAGTGCGAAGGAACCAACTGGCGTACTTGCTCTCTTAGAGACTACAACGGAAAGCTTCTCAAGCGTGCGGAGACTACCTCTGTTGAACTGGCTAACTACAACAAGAACATGTTGAAGTCAGAATTCCCTGACGACACATATGCAATTCTGGGATACTAAAATGAATGATAAAAAGGAGAAGGCATGGGAAAGCAACTAATCTGGGACAAGGAAGCAAAGAATCTCCTGAACTCAGAATCGATTGACTACCTTGCTTCGCCTTACCGCTTGAAAGACCCGGAGTTTGTCCATTGCACCGGGTTTGTTGATCTAAACTCTGATGACGAATGGTTGTTCGGCCCAGAGGATACAAGGAAGCACAAGCACGTAGAGTTCATTATGGAAGAGGCGGACGAACTGATTGGTCACAACACAATCTCGTACGATCATCTTCTTGAAAAACTCGATACGGGCCTGCACTACACCATCGGTTGTGCCAAGCTAGGCATCCCTGATACAGTGGAGTACAAGGGTAAGGTGAAAGAGGTAAAGATTACTGATACGCTTGTTATGTCGAAGACGCTCAACCCTGACCGTCCACAGCACAGCATTGAGTATTTCGGTAGTATTCTCGGACTGGAGAAGATCAACTGGAGAGCTAAGGCTACGGAACTTGGTCTGATCCTCCCGGATGCTCCTAAAGGTCAAGAGTTCCGTGTGTGGCACCCAGAGATGGGCATCTACATGATGCGAGACTGCCATGTTAATAAGCGTGTGTATCGCTGGCTGAAGAACGAATGGGGCGACTGGGACTGGGACGATGCATACGAGCTTGAGAAAGCTGTAGCTGAAATCATCACACGTCAGGAACATCGTGGCTTCGCTTTCAACAAGGTGAAAGCTGTAGAGAACGTCCGATTCTTGGATGCAAAGATGGAAGAGCTACGGGAGAAAGTTGAACCACTTATCCCATTGAAGCCTTTGACTAAAACTCGACTGGCAGATATGACTCCTACTTCTAAGCAGTTTAAGAAGAACGGTGAACCTATCGTTCACATTCTGAACTTCGCTAAGAAGCATGGAGGTGAGTTCAAGGAAGTGGATGGTGTGTGGACAGCAGAAATGTACGGGAAGACGTACACGCTGCCGATGGAGCCAGAGCCAATCGTTACCGAAGAACCAGCTAAGCTGGATGACACGCTACACATCAAGCAATGGCTTGTTTCGATGGGGTGGAATCCTAGCCAGTACAAGGAACGTGATTTGACGGTTGACAGCAAGAAGAAGAAGCTGACCCGTGAGAAGTACATCGAAGCTGTGACGAAGTGGGTTGACCAAACTTTCGATAGCCCGTTCAAAACTGACAGGCTGGAAGAGATGGAATACTCTCCCCGTGTCAGCAAGGAATACGTGCTACGTAAGCTGCTAGAACATGAGCATCTGAAGCGACCGTTGAAGGTGTACACCAATCCTACGCTGACAGTGGGTATGGAAAAGGAAATAGATCCAGAATTAGTAAAATTGTCGGAGAAGTTCCCTTACGCAAAGGAGATTTCACACTATCTGACGTACAAGCACCGACGTAACAGTATTCTTGGCGGAGGTATTGACCCAGACGATGAAGAGGACATGCAGAAGGGTTGGATGAGCGTTCCGCGAATTGATGTCGATGGACGTATCCCAACTCCAGCAGATACCTGTGGAGCTGCTACAAGCCGGTTTAAACACCGACTGGTGGCTAACATCCCTCGTGTCACTTCGATGTACGGGAGTGAGATGCGAGAGTTGTTCGGGGTGGACGAGTATTTCTACCAGATGGGCTATGATTTCGATTCGCTGGAGGCCAAGGTAGAGGCACACTATACCTACCGTTATCCGGGCGGCCCCGAGTATGGACTATCGCTGACGGCAGAGAAGCCAAACGACTGCCACACTGTACTTGCTGCGTACATTTCGGAGCTGCTTGGTAGGCCGTTCCCTCGTGGAACGGCTAAGAACGTTAAGTACGGGTGCCTTCCTGTAGACAACACAGAGGTTCTAACTTCGAAAGGGTGGAAGAGACAAGCTGACATATACGTGGGTGATGTTGTTATGGGCTACAATGCAGCAAATGACCAACTTGGATGGACGAAGGTCAGTGATAAGCAATTCTACAAAGATGCTGAAGTGGGCCTTCTAGGAAACAGACGCTGGAACGTAGAATGCACCGAAGACCATAGGTGGGTAGCGAAGACTGGGTATGAAAGTCACAATCTCCCATGTATGGAGTATGGCTTTGATTTGCAAACCAACTCGTCTATCCTTAACACCGCACAGTTTCACGAAGGAGGAAGCGATGTATCTGCTGTTGATGCTGCTGTTGTTGGTTGGCTGCTGACTGATGGATATTGGAAGTGGTCGGGCAAAGACTCTGCGCGTCAGAATTCGTTCGGACAAGCTAACGGCGTTGTGGCGAGTATTGGACAGTCCCAAAAGAAATTCCATAAGGACGTTCAACAGGATTTAGCGCTTGCAGGTATCCAGTTCACGGAGTACACCTACAATGAGATGACTGAATTTCGAATTAATTCTGACGACTTTAGGGCGCTCATGTTTCGGTGTGGCCTGCCGTTAAATGTATCGAAGCACGATATTGATTGGGTTAGTTGGATTGTTAAACTCTCGTACCCGGCTTTGGAGGCGTTCATCTCTGCTAGTTGGAAAGCTGACGGTCGTACTACGGTGAAAAATGCTGTGGAGATAAGGCAGAACGATGGCAATATTGCTGACGCGATTGCCGTAGCTTTGATGTTGACAGGTCGGAAAGTCACTGTACGAGGAAGTGAGACGTGCAAAACAGTTCGTGGCTCAGCTACTCGATGGACTGGATTTCAGACTGGAGAGTTTAAACCTACACGTAAGGTGGATGTATTCTGTTTGACTACAGGGTTTGACACATTTGTTATCCGGCAGGGTGGCGTTCTGACTGTCACAGGTAACTGCTCATATAATGCGCAGATTGCCCGAGTGGCGAAAACGGTTGGCTGTACCATTGAAGAAGCAACAATTATTTTCAACGCGTTCTGGGAGAAGGCTTTCCCGTTGAAGCAGTTGAAGGAAGCGATGCAAGCTTATTGGGAGTCCACTGGCGGGAAGAAGTTCCTGCTAGGAATCGACGGAAGGAAACTTCCGATTCGTTCGAAGGGGAACGTAATTAACACTGCTTTCCAAAGTTGTGGCGTTATCTGTGCGAAACGTGCTATGGTGTTGCATGACCGCTACCTGAAAGAAGAAGGGCTGTCTGTTGACTTCTTCCGTGATGACTGGAAGGCTAAACTTGAAGATAAGGAGCATTTTGCTCAGCAACTAATTGCGTACCATGATGAAGCTCAGTGTGAAGTGAGCAAGGCTAGTGTCCAGTTCAAGATGTTTAAGTTCGACGGCCCGTACGAAGTGTTGAACGAAGAAGGTAAGATGGAACTAAGCCCTGAAGCTAAGGCCGCTAAGAAGGCAGCAGCAGCGTTTAAAGAGGCTCAAACCGATAAGGTATGGTCTGACATCGGACACACTGACAAATGCTTCTACGTGGCTTATAATCGTGCTGGTGAGCTTGCTACGAAAGCAGTAACGGACGCTGGTAAGTACTACAAGCTGAAGGTGGAGCTTACTGCTGGTTACATGTTAGGGACAAATTGGGCCACGTGCCATTGACAAAAACAACATTAAAGGAGGATTGATGTTTGTAGCAGAGGAGTATTACGAGGGTAAGAAGGCGTTTCGTGAAGGTTGGGAACGTGACGAGAACCCTTATCAGGAGGGTTCACCAGAACACTCTGAATGGGAAGATGGCTTCGATGACGCTGAAGGCGAGAGTCAAGCATAAATAAGTGTTGACAAGTAGGTAGATAGTGTTTATTATCCTACTTGTCGTAACAACTAAAGGAGAAGAAAATGTTTGGAATTTTGAAAGCGGCTGTAGGTCTGGTTGTTGAAACCCCTGTGGCTCTGGTAGCAGACGTTGTGACGCTGGGCGGTAGCCTGATGGATACTAAGCAACCTTACACTGCTACGGCACTGGAGAAAGTTGTTAAAAATGTGCAACAGTCTACCAAGTAAGGAGCAAATAATGTGGTATTTCATTGGAATCGTTTTCGCTGTCAGCATGGTTATGCTGATGGTTGAGGGATAAACATGGGCCAAGCAAAGAATCGTGGCACCTTCGAACAACGTCAAGAAGCAGCTTTCCGTCATATTGACGCAGATGTAGAAGTACGTAAGAAGGAATTGGAAGAACTGGATGCCTTCGAAAAACGTCAACGAGACATGATGCAGAACTACGTTACCAACGTATTGGTGAAAAATATGGAACGTGTTCGTGATCCTGTAGCTAAGTGCCTAATTAATGCAGATTTCACTCAGCTAGAGCTGCGTGTAATGTCGCAGCTACAGGATAAAATGTTCGCAGAAAACGCTTGACACTACGACGAAAAAGGTAGATAATACTACCTCACTAACCAACATAAGGAGAAATAAATGAAGAAAATTTTTGCAGCACTGGCATTTGCCATCGCTTTCACCGGCTGTACCCGCATCAACACCGGCGAGGTTGGCCTTCGTGTTAACTTCGATAAAACTGTAGAAGCTACGGAACGTGTAGCTGGTTCCTTCAATCAAACGATTGTAGGTGACATCCTGAAGTTTCCAGTACGAGAGATTTCTGTAGACGTACAAAACCTGAGTCCACTGGCAGCGGACAACAGCACCATGTCCGACTTCGATGTAACGGTGGTGTACAACATCAGCCCTAGCAGCGTCTCTGATCTGTACACCAATAAGAGCCACAGCTTCCACGCTTCGGCAGATGATGGTACTACTTATCTGATGCACTCGTACCTTCAAACCACTGTACGTAATGCTGTATTTAAAGTGGCACGGGAGTACCCTTCGCTTCAGATGAATGATTCTCGTACCGAAATTGAAGCGAAACTTCTTGACCAAATCAGGGAAACTTTGAAAGGTGAGAAGCTGGATGGTTCCCTGCTCGTATCTCAAGTGCAAGTGAAGAGTATTGCTCCATCTGCTGCTGTAAGCAATGCTGCTAACCAACTGGTACAGGCTAAAGCCGAGCTGGCAGCTAAAGAAGTACAAGTGAGCACTGCGAAGAAAGAAGCTGAACGTATCGCTGCCCTGAACGCCAATGCAGGTGCCATCAGCTACATGAATGCTCAGGCTCAAATGAAGATTGCTGAAGGCATCGCGGAAGGTAAGGTTCAGACCATCGTCGTTCCTTACGACTTCAAAGGTATCGTGAACGCAGGGAAATAATATGGTAGAGTTCCTTATGAAGGTCAGCGGTACTTTACTACTGAGCGGACTTCCACTGGCCCTTATTAGCATGCTTGCGAACGCCTTGCTCTTCGATTTTAGAACTTCGCATATGTCTCACAAAACAATGATCGGTGGGCTTTGCATGTCTACTGTTTCCGTTGCGATTTTCTTGATGGTAGGCATCTGTGAAATTTGGACTCGATGAGACACAGGCCGACGAGAGAAATGCTTAAAGCTACTCGGCCAGCACGAAAGAGCGACTACCAACGGATGGTAGTCGCTGCTAGCGAAGTAGTGATGCGAAACAGAAACAGCTCCCTTGCTATGCAAGGGAGGTCTGATGGCCCAGAGTATGTCCTGATAGACTTCCCCTACTTCGTAAAGTTTAGGGAAGGGTTCCCCAAGGGGCACCTAGTAGAAAAAACTGTACGTAGCAATACGTATAAAATAAATGCTGTAAGACTGCTTAACTGGCTTTACAACAACGGATACAGCAGGTATAATGCACGAGAGTTAGTAGCACAAACTAAATTTTACGAACGACTGGAAGCTTCAATTGGAAGGGAGTTCGACATTCTTTAAAAGGAGCTAATCATGAGTATGAGTAAATTTGCGTGTAAGGCAGACTATTTTGCCTACATCGCCAAGCAGCAAGCAGAACGTACAAATCCTAAGCCGGTGGTACACTTCACGCCGGTGAAAGGTGAAAACTATAAGATTGGACATAGTATCGCTGTCCTACCTGTAGATCATCCTGCTGTATATCTCAACGGACGTATCACGTTCACCACGCCTGTAGTTAAGGTGAACATTGATGGCAGCTTTGAGACCTACAACACTGTGTATGTTCCAACGCTTGACAAGTAATACTACTTAGTGTAATATAGCGTTTCTAAGAGTACCAACCAACTTAAATTTTAGGAGAAAACAATTATGAAAAATATGTCGCTACATCGAATCATTGCGGAGATTAAAGCAGCAGAAGAGAAGTTGCAAAACATTCCACGAGAAACCTTCGTGTATACCGCTCCAGTGGACGATTCGGCAGGAGTGGAAGAAGGTAAGCGCCTGTCGCAGGCTAATTTCGATAAGGTAGCAGCACAGCTTACCAATCTGGCGGTACTGAAAGCTGCACGGAACAAGGCAAATGCTACCACCGAAATTACCATCGCCGGAGTTAAGATGACAATTGACCAAGCACTGGCTAAGAAATCTGCCAATGTTTTCCAACTGTCCTTCCTGAACACCCTGCGTGCTCAAATGCAAAACGGCAAGGCCCGTGTGGATCAAATCCAAGCTCAGATTGACCAAAAGATTGCCCAGCAAGTTACAACTGCTTCTGCTGGAACCAAGAAGGCCACTGACGCAGAAATTGAAGTCTTCCGTGCGATGGCTGAGCGCAACACCAAGCAAGAAGTTTTAGTGTTCGATGGTATGAAAGCAAAAATCGACAAGATGGCTTCTGATTTGGAACAGTTCAACGTTGAGGTGGACTACGTGCTGTCTGAAGCTAATGCCACTACTAAGGTAGACGTAGCAACGGTTTAATCATGTAGGAATCGAGTCCTCATTTAACAGAGGATGTACATAGTAAAACAAGAATCTATCCCGTCGTATGGCCCAAGACGGAAAACGGGCCAGCCAACTAGCTTATGGAAAGCAATAGACTATTAATCTATGATGCGTGAGAACGCTTATAAAATCTGAAGGTTGTAGTTTAAAGATTGTCCGTGAAAGTTTAAAGGTTGAAACTGGCGACCCATAGGGGTACACAGTTTAAAGCTAAAACTTCTAAAGATTGACACCTCTAACGAGGTGCTTGTAGCTAAACGTTTCTTCAATCTTCCACTAAAAGTTTTAATAGCCAAGGATGGGGCTTTATGTTTGATAGGAAGGTGCTATGTATCGTCTTCTGTTAAATGAGGATTCGAAATCCTCAAAACACTTACCAACACAAAGGAGAAATATGAAACGAGCTGACTTTATGAACTACGCACAATCTGTTGCAATGGGCAATGCTCCTCGCACTCACGAGAATTGCCGTCGTCTGCTGAAAGAAGCAAAACTGAACCCAGTGAATCGTCCGGGCAAGACCGCCAAAGACCGAGCACTTAAAGGTCGATAACCCACAACGCGTCTGTACCGAACTGGTCTTCTACACCAGAGCATCGTAACCGGAGTCAATGTGGGTTCGAATCCCTCCAGACGCTCCATTAAATTGAAGGAGAAATATGTTTTTAGTTCTAAACCTTGTACTTGGTATTGCAATTACGCTGTTCCAAGGTCTTACACTGTCCTTGCTGTTCAATTGGCATGCTGCACCGAGCTTAGGCGTAAATGACATCAGTGTTGTTCAGGCCATCATTTTGATGCTGTTAGTGAACATTGCTAATGCAGATATCCGAATTGAACGTAAATCGCTCAACACAAATAAAGAAGTACTGCTGAACAATGGTATTACTTTCTGTGTATTTGTTATTTACCTCACGGTGGGCTGGCTTCTTCATCTGATTTAATGTCTTACATGGACGAAATGCCGTAAGTGTCTTAAAACAAAACGGCAATGGCGTACGACCGAAAGGCTACGAATTTAAATAAGGAAACAAGATGGCATTCAAAGCAAAAAATAGTGGTGGCGGCGGTAACGGTGGTAATTTCGAACCTCGCAATTTCCCAGTTCCCTTCGCTACTGGCGAGAGCGGTGTAGCTACTCAAGTGCGTCCTGCACGTGTTTCCCTGATCGTTGATCTGGGCAACCAAAATCGTAAAGACATCTACGAATTGGACGGTAAACTGGTAAATGAAGACACTCCGGGCGCTGAAGCTAAGTCTCAAAAGCCAGCAGACCAAGTAGCAGTGTTTGTTGATCTGGTATCGAATATCGTTGACTACGGTGGTGACATCGGTAAGCAACCATACCGTCTGCCACTGAACAAAGGCTTCAAAGGTGAAATCGAAGGTATCAATTTCGGTCAGGTTCCTCCGAAAGATGCCAAAGGCAAACTGCTGGAAGGTAAGCCATGGACATTCCATCCTCAGAACACTCTGAAGAAGCTGGCAACTGCTTGTGGCCTGAATGATCTGGGCGTAGCCGAGAACACTGACATCGAGCAACTGCTGGACATGGCTTTCAACATCACTGTTGAAGTGAAAGAAACCAACTCTGGCAAGCAAGACAAAGATGGCAACGATATCATCTACAAGAACGTCAACGTAAAAGGTATGCAACCTCTGGCTCCAGTAGCTACAGGTGAAGATGACGAAGATGGTAATCCAATCGAAGCTATGCCTGTTGTTCGTCCTCTGAAAACTGAAGCGAAGTGCATCACCTTCGACAACGCTACTAAGGAAGACATCAAGTGGATTCGTCGTGACTTCATCAAGAAGATCAAGCTGGCAAATAACTATGCCGGCAGTGCGATGCAAAAAGCTATTGAAGCTTATGAAGCTGAAAACGGGGGTAACAAGGATGAAGCAGAAGACGCACCTGCCAAGCCAGCAGCTAAGCCAAAAGCCAAACCTGCAACTCCGAAGAAGCCAGTTGCTCCTGACATGAGCGACATGGACGACGACATACCTTTTAATTAAGTGGTAGGCAAACCACAATAAAAACCTCGGGCGGGTGAAACTCCCGCTCGTTATTAAGAGATAAGTATGAAGCGTTGTTTTAAATGTGGAGTGGACAAAGAACTTTCAGAGTTCTACAAACACTCCAAGATGGCTGACGGCCATGTAAATAAGTGCAAGGAGTGCAACAAGAAAGACGTAAGAGATAATCGAGCGTCTAACGTGGAGTACTACAGAGCCTATGACGTTAAACGGGGTAATCGACAAACGCTGGAAGACCAACACAGATACCGAGAACAGAACCCTAAGAAGCGTGCAGCGCATGTAGCTGTAGGTAACGCTATCCGAGATGGAAAGCTAGTACCGCTGCCATGTGAAGTGTGCGGTTCGGTTGACGTTCACGGACATCACACCGACTATAGCAGACCGTTATCGGTTATGTGGCTCTGCTCCGTGCATCACAAAGCATGGCATACAGAGTATGGTGAGGGCTTGAACGCCTGACAATATGCCCCGCTCCTTCACGGGAGCGGGGCTTTTTACATGGAGAGATGAATGACCAGAATTAACAGTATTTGGAGCACACCAGAGGGTTCTGCGTGGAGCCGCGACTTCGGGTACGACGACTACGTAAGACTACACGCAGAGTACGGATGTACAGCATTCCCTGTTAGCGAGACAATGTACAGGTCTCTGTGCGAGGTATTCGAAGCAGGCTACGAGATGACCTGTGCAGGGAAAGGAGCGCTTCATGGCACTGCCTGAATTGGTGTGCATAGACGGTGACATTCTCAGTTACCGTGCATCAGCAGCAAATGAGAAACGCTTCGTATCCTGTGTGCACAAAGAGACAGCCGAAGTAGTAGAGTTCGATACGTTAACCAAGTTTCGTGAATGGGCTGGTGACACAAAAGACGATTATGAGGTGACGCCGGGACAGAAGGCTGGCCCACTTGAGAATGCCTTCCATATCTTGAATCACATGATTCAGAATATTACGAAGGCGTGTGAAGTGGAGAGCTACCACATCGTTGTGAGCGGAGACGATAATTTCCGTCTTGACCTTCCACTTCCAACTCGATACAAGGATTCTCGCAAAGACACCATGCGTCCATTGCAGTTGAAAGATTGTAAGAACTATCTTCTCAACTCGCATGCTGCTGAAACCAGCGTAGGCGTGGAAGCAGATGACGTACTGGTAGCTTATATGACAGCAGGACACATCCAAGCGTCGATTGACAAGGATGCGAATCACGGCCCCGGACGTTTGTACAACTGGGACACGATGGAGAAGCCTGAGATGATTAAAGGCTTTGGTGCGCTAGAGCTTATTGAGAAAGAGACAGCGCGTAAGACAGCAGCAGGTAAGCCGGTGATTGAAAAGAGTATCAAAGGTAAAGGACGTGTATGGCTGTACTACCAAATGGTCTTCGGTGATCCTGTAGACGCCTACAAACCCTGTGAACTGGCTAAAGTCAAGTTTGGTGAAATCGGAGCTTACGAACTACTTAAAAATTGTAAAACCGACAAGGAAGCTCTAGAAGCTCTTGTTAAGCAGTATAAGATTTGGTATCCGCAACCAATCACCTATCGAGCATGGGATAATGCTCTGCAAGAGAATAAAACGTGGCTGGACATCTGGCAACTCTACGCCCATGCTGCTTTTATGCGTAGGTGGGAAGGAGATGAATTTAATGTCAGGAAGGTACTAGACAAGATGGGGATTAAGTATGAAGAGTAAAGTCTCTAAAACGCGTTGTAGCGGTACAATGACCGAGGCAGCGTATTTGGCTTGGATTCGCTCTGCTTTACGCTCTAAGAGCCTTAGATGGCCTCCTAGGAACGAAGCCTTACAGAGGTCTAGACGGTCTTACAAAGGCCCGAACAAGCTTCAGAAGTGGGAACATGAGTGTGCCATCTGTAAGCAATGGTTCAAGATGAAAGAAGTTTGTGTTGACCACTACCCTAAGCCAGCAGGTAGCATTCTGTCCGTAGCTGACATCGGAGAGTTTGCTAACAATCTCTATTGTGAGGTGGACAATCTTCGTGTACTGTGTGTTCCTTGCCACAAGATTCATACACTTGCTGAGGAGCAAAACATCTCGTTCGAAGAAGCGAGGAAGGTAAAGGAGGTGTTGGAAATGCTGAAGCTACCTACGAAAGAAATACTTGCTTTCTTGGAGCAACACGGGTACACTGGCGTTGTTGTAAGTAACGCTACCAAGCGAAAAGAGCTTGTAACGAAAATTCTGAAAGGAGAGCAATGATGTTTAAACGTGTAGACAGGGAAGTTCAGCCCGAAAATATTGAAGGCTATAGTTATGAAAACAAACACGGCTACGAAGAGAAAGTAGTGATGAAAGAAGGATGGGTGAATGTCACTCAAAGTGATGAAACTTTTATTGAAATCTACTACGAAGATATTCCTAATCTAATCAAAGCACTTCAAGCTGCTTACAAACATAAGGCTGCTCATGAGTAATGTAGACTGGCAGGTGTTGGCTGTTGCGCTAGATGAGAAAGGCGTAAGTGGACGCGACATCGCAGCAATGCTAAAGAAGCCTAAGAGTACCGTTGGTGACTACTTGCGAAAGTACCATGAACTACGGGCTGAAGCTCGTGTGGATGCGTTGTATCCTGAAATGCATCCTAACAAGATGAAAGAGTGGGATACCACGCGTATCCTGTTTATCTCTGACTTGCACATTCCGTTCCACCATGAGAAGGCTTTCGTCTTCCTTGAGGGACTCAAGAAGCGTTACGAACCTACGTTGGTAATTAACGTTGGTGACGAGTTGGACAAGCACGCAGAAAGTTATCACGAGCATGATCCAGACCTACATAGTGCTGGTGATGAGCTGGAAAAGAGTCTGCCGTACATCAAGGAACTGGAGAAGATGTTCCCACAGATGGAGCTGGTGGAGTCTAATCACGGATCGTTGCACTTGCGTAAAGCTAAGTCTGGCGGTCTGAGCAGGCGCTACATTCGTTCCTACAACGAGATTCTTGAAGTAGGGCCGGGCTGGACTTGGCATCATGATCTGACGTTGGATATGAGCCAGTGGGACGTACCGGATATTTATGTTCACCACGGCAAAACCAAACGTGCTATCATGACGAGCAAGGCGATGAGTATGAGCCACGTATGTGGACACTTTCATGAATCATTCGGTATTGAATACTGGGCAAATCCGAAGGGTCTGTATTACGGTATGAACATTGGCTGTCTGATTAACGACAAGAAGATGGCTTTCGCATACAACAAGATCAACCCACATCGGCCTATTATTGGCACTGGTTTGGTTATTGAAGGTGTGCCAGTTTTGGAAGCAATGCCACTGTAAGCAGCATAACCAACTTAAGGAGAATAGGTATGAGCACAATTGACATACGTAAAGAAGCTGCTGTTGACATTTTTGCCATCACGTTTGAAGAAGAAAACGTATCTTCCACACAGGTAGCTTATAAGCTTGAACGCTACTGTGGAGCACTTAACGGCGTAAAAATTCACGACGGAAACGAATACGTAGTGGTACATAGCAAAGAGCACGCGGAAAATCTTCGTAAGGCTCTCCGTAAAGCCGAAGAACTTGGATGGCTTAAGTGAGTCTTCTGACTTTTATAGAAGTACCTGTATGGGACACGGGATTGATTCTCGTGCTTCTTTCTGACGGTAGAGTTATGTTGGAACGAAGTTTTCATTTCACTACACTGTATGATTTTGTTCCAGACGATGACGGCATTAGTGGAGTCTTTACCCCAGACGCGTCCACGTTGAAGGATATGAAGGGAGATAAGTCAGATTACGAGTATGGTGAGGCTTACCAGTATAAAGAAATGCCAGTGCTTAAAGCATGGTTGATTCAGCAAAAGCTGGAATTGAATTAATTTAAGGAGAAATAATGAGTATCGCAGAAAATATTAACGAACTGGTATACGAGTGCCACGAAGCTTCCTATAACGCTGGCTGGTGGAATCACGCAAAGAGCGGCATTGACTTGAAACGTGTCATCTTGGCCCCTGCTTCGCCTTTCGAAGAGCTGCTGGCTGGTGCTCTGGTGGCACAGAAGATTTGTCTGTCTCACAGCGAACTGAGCGAAGCCATGGAAGGCCACCGTAAGGGCCTGATGGATGACAAACTGAAGCATCGTCCAATGATTGAAGTGGAGTTTGCTGATGCAGTGATTCGTATTGCTGACCTGTGTGGTGCAATGGGTCTTGATCTAGGTGGTGCTATTGACGAAAAACTAGCATTCAACAAGGTGCGTCCAGACCACAAGAAAGAAGCACGTGAAGCCGCTGGTGGTAAGGCGTACTAAAATGCGTAATCGTCCGTATAGGGGGTTTGAATATCTGCTTGATGAAACCATCGTCAAAGTAGATGCCAAGTGTATTAACGCAGTGTATATCGAATGTGCTTCAGGAAGAATCATCAGACTCAATTGTGATGAACAGCACGTCGGCATTGGTATCATCCAAGCGGAGGAACAAAAGAAATGAAGACAATCAGTGTTACCGATCTGAAGCGTATCCCGGAGCTATCTCATCTTCGAATGATTGACTTCATTAACCCACAAAACGATTTGTTGGTAGCTCCGTTCTTGAAAGTGTTGGGATTTGATCTGGACTATCCCATCGAATACATGGCACGTCAGCACCGGAACCTCGCAGGAGAGGTAGTCATCGCTTACATGGTGTGCGGTGAAGTGGAATGTAACGAACGTTTCCTGCGTAGTGCTTTTGCTACTGCCGAAGACCGTATCATCGCTGCCGGTTACAAAGACTTGAGCTTGGCCAGTCAGATGTCAAATGCTCTGTCTACTAGCCGGAACTATGACACTGGCGTTGTTGAAGGTTTCCCGCCCGATATGACCAACCCAGATGAAGCAGCCATCGTGGAACAGATTGAAGTGCTAACTAACCTGCTAGATCAAGTAAGGCCCGACAGGTTCAAAGAGGATGGCAGCTTGAAGACAATCGTAGAGTATCATACTCCTGCGGAACCAGAAGTTGCTAAGAAGGAACGTAGGAAACGTTCTGTTGCAAATTAACGACGAATATGTTATAATATTCGTCCGATTAACTAGAAGGGCTTCGGCCCTTCTTTATTTCCTAGGAGTATGATGCAAAAAGCAAGAATTATGACTCCTACTGATAGCTACGTTACGCTATACCCGGAATTTATCAAACTAGCTGATACCCAGTTTGAGGATTGCCGTTGGACTGCTAACGAAATTTCAGTAGAAAAAGATAAGCAAGATATGCTGATTAATGTGAAGCCGGCAGCACGTCATGCTATTACAACCGGCCTCAAGCTGTTCACACGCTACGAGATGTTTGCCGGTACTGAATACTGGATGGGACGTGTAATGAAGACTTTCCCACGGCCTGAAGTACAACGTATGGCCTCTGTGTTCGGAGCATTCGAACTTCAAGTTCATGCCCCGTTCTACAACAAGCTGAATGAAGTACTGGGCCTTGATACTGATGAATTTTATACTTCGTACGTAGATGATGAGGTACTAAATGCTCGTGTAAAGTTTCTAGATAAGATGGTAGACAGTAAAGACGATCTGTTAAGTGTAGCTGTCTTCTCGATGATGGAAGGTGCTGTACTGTTCTCCAACTTCGCATTGTTCAAGAGCTTCCAAAGCAAAGGTAATAACTTCATCGGAAACACTGTTCGAGGTATCGACCAATCGCTAGTAGATGAGGGTCTGCATCAAATCGGCGGAGCTATGTTATTCCGTACAGCTATTGAAGAACTGCGAGATGTCCTGTCTACGGAAGAGTTTGACAAGATGTGGAAATCGTTGTGCAACCGTATTCGACGTGCAGCCAAGAAGCTAGCCGAACATGAGTTCCGCATCTCGGATATGTTGATGGAAAAAGGAGACATCGGTACTGGCGTTACAGCTCTGAGCTTGAAACAGTTTGTCATGAGCCGTATCAACATCTGTCTTAACGACTTAGGTGTACCTGTCTTGTATAGCAAGAAGAAAATTGGCGAGAATCCGATTGCTGAGTGGTTCTACGGTGCAGCACAACGTTACATGATGAATGACTTTTTCGTAGGTAAAGGACGAGAGTACACGTCGCATTGGAAAGAAGATAGGTTTGTTTGGAAGGTAAAGGGAGAAGCTAATGTCGAAGTATGAACGTTTCAGTTTGGCACGTAAGGAAGGACAGGCAAGCGGCACTGTGCCGGATTGGATGCCAACAGCAGGCTACCAAATGTTCGTTGAGAAGTATTTATACGAAGCTGAGAACCCTCGTGAACAGTATATGCGTATCGCACGTACGGCTGCAAAGCATGCCCCACATGCCCTACTACCGGGAAGCGGCGAAGGTACGTTCAAAGGTTACATGCAGGGCAATTATGATAGCTACGAAGAATACTGGACAGACAAGTTCTTCAACGTCTTGTGGAATGGTTGGGTGGCCTGCTCTACACCGGTGCTGGCGAACATGGGCACAGATCGTGGTTGTGCTGTCTCGTGTGCAGGATCGGAGATGCATGATTCCGTAAATGGTTTCTACTCTAATCTGCGTGAGATGGCTCTATTGTCGAAAGAAGGTTTCGGTACTGCTACTGATCTGTCACCTGTGCGTCCCCGTGGTAGTGTCACTAAAGGTGGAGGTAAAGCCTCCGGCGTAATGCCAGTAATTAAAATGCACGTTGAGATGTCTCGTGATGTCACTCAAGGCCAAAGCCGTCGTGGTGCTTGGGCTGCATACCTTAACATCATGCATGGTGATTTTTGGGAAGTGGTGAATTATCTTGAGAAGCATGATGACGATTTGAACATCGGCTGGATCATTACTGATGAGTTTATCGACGCTTTGAATCGTGGAGATTTTGAAGCTCATGAACGCTTCCATCGGGCGATGCGGGTTAAGATGGTAACAGGCAAAGGCTATTTCTTCTTCATCGACAAGGTAAATCGTAACCGTCCTAAGATGTACAAGGACATGGGATTTATGGTGAAGGCTTCCCAGCTTTGTACCGAAATCTTCCTGCACAGCGATGCAACTAAGTACACTTACACCTGTGTGCTGGCATGGATGAACGCATCAAAGTGGGATGAGTGGAAAGATACCGACGCTGTTCAAGTAGCCACTGTGTTCCTTGATTGCGTTGTGTCCGAATTCATTGAACAAGCGGAGAAGATTCCGGGGCTTGAAAAGGCCGTGGCGTCTACGAAAGCTGGGCGTGCTATTGGCCTAGGAGCTGGAGGTTTGCACACTTACATGCAAGAACACATGATGCCTTATGAGAGTATTGATGCCTACATGTTTAATGCGGAGTTCTTCAAGCATTTGAACAAAGAGTCCCTGAAGGCTTCTCAATGGTTGGCTAAAGAGCTTGGAGAACCGGAGTGGTGCGTTGGATATGGTTTACGTTTCACCCACCGCCTATCTGTAGCTCCTACTAAGTCTACTGCGCTGATTATGGGTGGAATCAGTGAAGGACGTGGACTGGATACAGCGATGAGCTTCACCCAGAAAACTTCTGCTGGTGAAGTGGATCGAGTGAATCCTCCACTACTCTCCCTAATTAAACGTAAAGGATTGAACGTCAAGAAATGCATCTCGGATGTAGTGCAAGGCTACGGCTCTGTACAACACGTTGATTGGCTAACGGAAGAAGAGAAGGCTGTGTTCAAAACTGCATTCGAGGTTGACCAGCGTGTGGTGTTGCGCTTGGCATCCGTAGCACAAAAAGAGATTGACCAAGGACAGAGCATCAACATCTACCTGTCTAAAGGGGTGACTGAGGAGTACATCGCAGAGCTTCATCAGATTGCGTTTGAGGACGAGAATATTCATAGCCTATACTACATCTACTCAAGCCGTGCTGTAGTGTCCTCTTCATCTGAGTGTTTGAGCTGCCAATAAGAAAGGAATGAAATGAAATTAACTGTTTACAGTATGGAAGGTTGTGCTGCTTGCGTGTCAGCCACCAAGTTGTTGGAATCGAAGAGTATTGACTTTGAAGTTGTGAAGATCGATGAGAACCCAGAAGCATGGGAGTTCTTGAAGAAGGAAGGTCATCGGGCTATGCCTCAGATTTACGAAGGGGATAAGTTGTTCGTAGCTGGGGGTTTCCAAGGACTGATGAAACATTTCAAATAACTGTTGACAACGTAGGAAAGGCTATGTACTATGTAGTCTTTCTTACCAATCCAAGGAGAACAATATGACTAAAGCTAAAAAAGGTGATGTGGTGCGATTTACTTCTAAAGTGCGTACTCTCGACATGACGTACAATAAGCTGTATCTCGTCACGAGAGTAATTGCCAACTACGCTACGGTGATGGACGATGCAGGAGACGAGCATGACATCGATAACTATGACTACGAAGTCGTAGGTACTCTGCAAGACATGGTACTTGCACGTCCTGCACTGAAAGATGTAATGGGTTGTGACTTGTCCGTAGGTGACACTATCGTCTATCCTGTCAGCTCGGATCGTATGGAGTTCCTTCGTATCCGTAGCATCAACCCTACTGCTCTCACTGCTATCTGTGGGTACGTAGGTGGCCCTGTTGGGAGCAAGATTGCTGGTACTATTACAGTCGGCTGCTTGGACAAGCGTGCAATTAAAATCGAACGTAGTTAATACTACTTGACAGGCTAGTATATCTTCGGGTATGCTAGCCTTTTATTTTGGAGAATGAAATGAAACCTTATGGTCACAGTCGAAGGGATAAACTGGAGTGCAAGTACGGCTGCTGTGCAGGTAAGTCTGGTAAAGATCGCACCTGTCGTCAAACCGTTGACAGGGTTAATAGAAAAACGGCGAGACAAGAGGCTGTAAAACAACAAAATGAAGGATATTGCAATGAACATCGGACTTGATTACGACGATACATTCACTCGTGATCCTAAGACATGGGATAAAGTATTGGAAGTGCTACGTAAAGCTGGACACAAAATCTACGTTGTGACGTGGCGTAGTGAATCGGAAATGCATCAAGTGTATGAAGCCCTAGACGGTAAGGTGCATGGCTTTTATGCAACCAATCGTAAAGCTAAGGAGCCTTACATGTACAAGCAAGGTATTCGAATTGATGTTATGATTGATGATAACCCGAATGCTTGGGTACAATCTATGGAGAAACTATGACTAAATTTTTCTGCTTCTTTGGGGTTCATGATTGGGTGTACGGCCCTGTCTATATGGGCAAGGTAAATGGCTATCTGGCTACCTATCACGTACAGAATAAGGTGTGTACTTGCTGTGGCAAGGCTGGCGTAGTATTTGCTGACGGAGGATCGATGCAATGACGAAAACAATCCATCAACTGGCCGAATTTCAGCCTCAAATCGCCCGAGTAGAGTCCGGGCCTGAACCTTCCCTCTGGGAGATTCTGTTCCTGTATTATGCACCGCACATGCCACACGAAAATGCTGTCCGCTGCACCAACGAGTATTTGGATGCACTTAGCAAGGAACAAGCAACATGAAGCTAATTATCGCAGGCTCTCGTAGCATTAAAGACTATAACATCACGCGTCAAGCTATTATCAACAGCGGTTTGTGGCATCAATACGGGAAGAGTATTGTCGTCGTCTCTGGGCTTGCTGAAGGCCCAGATAAGCATGGACTCATCTTCGCAGAGAAAGCTGGACTGAAGAAGCCAATCGCTAAGCCTGCGAACTGGGACGATATCAAAGCTGCCGGCGCTGTCGTTCGTTACAATAAGAATGGCAAGCCATTTAATTTGTTGGCGGGTCACTGGCGTAACGAGGAAATGGCACAGGTGGCAGATTGTGCGTTGGTTGTATGGGACGGAGAGAGTACCGGAAGTTTGGACATGCTTCACCGGATGATTGCTCTAGAGAAGCGGGCTATTCTGTATCCGCTCCGTATCAGTGCTGATGCTCTCGATCTGTTGCAGGACAAATGCGAAATTATTTTTCCAAACTACTTGACAGAAAATAGCTAACAGTACATACTCTCGTTCATACCAACTAACGAGGGACGAACATGAAGCAAATTGTGTACCGTGTCGAACGTAAAGATAACAGGCGCGGGATATACAGTGGTATGGGAGGGCTGTATGAAATTAGCTCGTACTCTACTGATTCTCGACATCCTGAACCAGAGCGTGACAGTTTGCTTATTGCGAGTATTACTGCTGCTGGCCATCGAGCATATACCAAGATCGAGACGCTTCACTATGGCTTCGTTTCAATTGACCAACTTCGTAGCTGGTTGTATGATGACGAGTGGCTTAAAGAGCTAAGCGAGAACGGTTTCATTCTTGCTGAGTACAAGAGCGAGGAAGTTTATGTAGGCAATACTCAACTGATCTTTCTCCGTGGAGAGCGTAGGCATCATGTACACAATATTATGAAATACTTCCAACTTACTAAGGAGGAAAAATGAAAATTGCAATTGTAGTGTTGGTAGTTTATCTTGGCTTTGCCTTTGGTGCGGCAAACTTCAATATTGCGCTGTGGAGTGAGCCGGCACGCTGGCACTGCACCACAGTTATGTTCTGTGCTATAATTGTTGCGCTTCTTTGTGACTTCCTGCAACCAACCTATGGAAGCTGTGATGACTGAATGGGACGAATATAAAGAGTACCTTGTAACGTTTAATAAGAAGCGCAACAAGCGTTGTCAATGTGAGCAACAAGAGGATGCTGGTGGCTTTTCATGCCCCGGTGTTGAAAACTGTCCGTATTCGGACGTTGAACAAGGAGAAGAAAAATGAGCAATGCAACAATCATCAGTAATCTGGAAACGCTGCTGGAAGCAGTAGAAGCACAGCCTGAAGCGTTATTCGCTCTGTGCGCTTGGAAACAGGAATCCGAATGTGGAACTATCCTCTGCGTGGCTGGCTTGGCATGTACGATGCCAGAGTTTCAAGCACAAGGAATGAGATGGAATAAGTATGATACTCCATCCGTCAACGGCGTCAGTGTGTGGAACGACGCAGGTGATGAACTCTTCGGGTGTAACTCAATGAAAGAACTTTTCCACAGTCATGCAAGTGGATTGTTGGACGCTACGTTGGGTTTTGATACGAAGTATGATGAGTATGGTGATCTTATTTCAGTAGGTTGTACTGACAAGGAACTTGCTATCGCTCGTCTGAAGCATCGTATCGCAACTTACAAGGAGAACATGTAATGCAGAGTCGTAACAAACGTGAAGGCCGGTTTATTCCCGGCTGGTGCTATAACCCAAACCTGTCACGTGCGCTTGGCGAGAACGGATGTCCACTGGAGAAGATTCGTGCTGGGTCATACTGTGACATCAAGCGTGTAAAAAACAAAGAAGTAGGCGAGTGCTGGATTCGTGTACTCCGTGAAGGAGCATACGTATGAGCGTTCATATTGTAGGCTACCCCGAAGGCTTCACCAAGACAACGTTCCCCGGAGGTGAGTCGTGCATTCGTGTAACCATGAACTCTCCATTGGAACCTGACCTAACTCTGGAACTGGCGTTCGAGAATAACGGTGATCTATTCGATCTAGCCTTATTGGCTGATGCCTGCCGCAGGAAGTTTCCGACTAAGAAGTTGAAACTGTGGATGGGATATGCGCCTTACGCTCGTCAAGACCGTGTTTGCAATGAAGGTGAAAGCTTGTCCATTAAAGTAGTAGCAGACTTCATCAATGCCTTAAACTTTGAAGCCGTCTGCATCCTCGACCCGCATTCAGATGTTACTGCTGCTTTGTTCAATAACACTGTAGTACATGAACAATGGGCGATGTCGAGCCGTCCACAGTTGCGTAAAAACATTGCTAACACTATCATCGTAGCTCCTGACTCAGGAGCATCGAAGAAAGCACACAAATTTGCACAAGAGGGCGGCTTCGTTGGTTTTGTACAAGCTAGCAAGGTACGCGACCTTGCTAGCGGTAAGATTGTAGCTACCAGCACCGTTGGTATCCCACACATCGGCAACCAAGACTTCCTAATCGTGGACGACATTCTTGATGCTGGCGGGACGTTTGTGGCTCTTGCTACAGAGCTACGCAAGCTCACAACTGGGAAGATTTGCTTGTACGTTACCCACGGACTGTTCAGCGCTGGCGTGGACAAGTTCCACGGTGTACTGGATAAGATTTACGTGGCGAATGATATGAGAAGGGACAAGGCGAATGACACCTACGGAATCTTGGAAAAGCTGTAATGGCTTCGAAGGGTTTTACGAGGTTAGTAATCATGGGAAGGTCAGAAGTGTTGTAAGGCTCCTGACTTTCAGTGATAACAAGCCAAGTCGTGTTATTGGTGGGGTAGTGTTAGCTCCCCACCCTGACAAGCGGGGATACTCTCGCGTACGCCTCAGCGTGGGCGGCAGTAAGTTCACTAGAAAGGTACACCGGCTAGTAGCAGAGGCTTTCGTTCCTAACCCCGACGACAAACCTCAAGTAAACCACAAAGACGGGGATAAGACTAATAACATTATCAGCAACTTAGAGTGGGCGACTAACGAAGAGAACAAAGATCATGCCATTGATAGCGGCCTATTTGTTGATCACCCGTTCGCTGCTAAAGCTTTCGCATTCACCGGGGCTGTGGAGGTATATGACAAAGCTGGAAAACTCGTGACAACCATGTACGGTAACGAAGATATGAAGCGGAAGGGCTTTGACTTCCGCCTTATATCCGCAGTCTTGCTTGGCAAAAGAAAGTCACACAGGGGCTGTACATTCGTAAAACTATCTGCTACTATGTAGTCTTACTTAACAACCAAAGGAGAACAAATGAAAATCAAACCACATCTGATTCTGGATAGCTACAAGCTAGGTCACATCGACCAGTACCCGGAAGGCACCGATTATGTGTATTCCAATCTGACAGCTCGTAGTGCTGCTCACGCTAATATGGGCGACATGTTCGACAACAAAGTTGTATTCGTTGGCTTGCGAGGCTTCGTCCAAGAGTTCCTGATTGAAGCGTGGAACGAACACTTCTTCAAGCGTCCAAAGGACGAAGTGATTGCTGAGTACAAACGTCGCTGTGATACGTTCCTAGGTGAGAACGCAGTACGCACCGATCATATTGCAGCTCTGCATGATTTGGGCTATCTGCCTATCATCATCAAAGCCCTGCCTGAAGGTAGTCGTGTAGATATTAAAGTTCCGTTCCTGACGATTCGTAACACTTTGCCTCAGTTTTATTGGCTGACGAATTATCTGGAAACTGTCCTGTCGGACGAGCTGTGGCAACAAATCACCGTAGCTACCATTACTTACGAATACCGTCGTATTCTGAACAAATACGTGGAACTCACGGGTTCGTCTAAAGAATTTGCTGACTGGCAGATTCATGACTTCTCGATGCGTGGTATGTGTGGCTGGCAGAGTGCCGCTAAGGCTGGTGCTGCTCATCTGTTCATCTCGCGTGGCACTGATACCCTTCCGGCTGTGGATTATCTGGAAGAGTACTACGGTGCTGACGTTACGAAGGAACTGGTAGCTGGCTCCGTACCTGCCACGGAACACTCCGTAATGTGCATGGGTGGCAAAGACAGCGAGATTCGCACGTTCCGCCGTCTAATCAAGGATGTCTACCCTTCGGGCATCGTGTCCATCGTCTCGGATACGTGGGACTTCTGGAAAGTGATTACAGAGTTTGCCGCTGTGCTGCGTCAAGACATCCTGAACCGTACCCCGAACGGTCTGGGCATGGCGAAAGTTGTGTTCCGTCCTGACTCGGGCGATCCTGTGAAGATTGTCGCGGGCCTGCGTGTCAAAGACATCTCGGAAGCAAATTTCAAACAGTCGGAAGACGGACGTGTGTTTGTGAGCGTTGAAAATTCGTACAAGTTGGAAGACGAGTATGATGCGGTGCGTATCTTCGGTAAAGTGTTTGAATTCGGCCCCAGCCAGCACTTCGGTCTCATCCTCGGTCGTGAAGTACCAGAGCACGAAGTGAAGGGCGCAGTCGAATGCCTGTGGGACGTGTTTGGTGGTGACATGACGGAGAAGGGTTACAAGACTCTGAACCAACGTGTCGGCCTGATCTATGGTGACAGCATCACGTTGAGACGTGCTGAAGAAATTCTGCAACGCTTGATGGACAAAGGCTTTAGTGCTGGTAACATTGTGTTCGGCGTTGGCTCGTACACCTACCAGTATATCACTCGTGATACCTTCGGTATGGCCGTGAAAGCGACGTGGGGCCAAGTAGACGGCGGTGCACGGGATATTCAGAAAGACCCTGCTACTGGGGATGGCATGAAAAAGTCTGCTACTGGCCTTCTACGTGTCGAACTGGAGGATGGTAAGTTTGTCCTGTATGACAAGCAAGGCGAGATTGAAGAACGGCGAGGTGAACTCCGCACTGTGTTCATGGACGGTGAAGCTGTCAACACCCAAACGTTTGCAGAAATTGCAGCACGCCTGAAGCAATAAACTATGGCACTCGACATCTTCGGTAAAAGGCTCTATGCTGGCGATGTTGTAGCGTTCTCTGATATTGAAAACTACGAAGCACTGCTTACAGTTTTCAGAGTAGAAGAGGTGATTGATGATTCCACTGTACTTGCTTACACCATGTCCGGGGATTACATCGGTCGCTCCTTCTACTTGGAGAATACTCAGTCTCGATGCATGTTCGTCCGTGATGTGTTCAAAGCGGCAGAACTAAAACGTAATAGCACTATCAATTAAACTAACTAAGGAGAAATAACAATGAATCAAAAACAACCTAAGAACTACATTGGCTTCGTTAATGACCACTCTGGCAGCATGCGCGGCGTTCGTGCTCGTGCAGCAACTAAAGACTACAACTCTACCATCACTACTGTGAAGGAAGCAGCCACCCGTGAAATGCTGGATACTGTCGTATCGGTGGTGGCTTTCGGTTATCCGCGTGACTCTGAAGTAACGCGTCAAGTCGTTGTGTCGAATCCTCACGTGCTGAAGCCTGTCGTTGACTGGCCTACTCCGGGCGGTACTCCTCTGTACGACGGTATCGCAAACATGATCGATCTGTTCCAATCGCTGCCAGATGCAAACGACTCTCACGTATCGTTCCTCGTCATGACTACTACTGACGGTGAAGAGTGCAGTTCGCGGATTCACACTGCACAGTCCCTGCGTCAGAAGATTGAAGCAGTTCAACGTACAGGTCGTTGGACTTTCGTTGTCCGCGTGCCTTCTGGTCATCGTAGCACTGTTATGAATCTGGGCATCCCGGCTGATAACATTCAGGAATGGGAAACTACTTCTGCTGGTATGGAGAAGTCCACTGCGGCTACTGCACAAGCAATGAACACCTACTTCTCCGCTCGTTCGGCTGGTGCTCAATCGTCTAACGTGTTCTACACCAACACGTCGGCTGTGAACACTTCGGCTCTGGTGGACATCAGTGCTAAAACTTCGCTGTACGTAGTGGATCAATTCCACGATGGTGCCCAGATTCGTGACTTCATTCTGTCGAAGCGTACTGAATACCTGATTGGTGGTGCGTTCTACCAGCTCACTAAAACTGAGCCGAAGGTTTCTCCTTCGAAGCTGATTCTGATCCGCGAGAAGTCCACTGGCAAAGTGTATGCTGGCCCTGATGCTCGTAAGATGCTGGGTCTGGATACCGTGAACAATGCTCGTATCCACCCTAACCACGGCAACGGGGAATATGACATCTTCATTCAATCGGAGTCGGTGAATCGTAAGCTGGTAGCTGGTACTGGTATTCTGTACTGGGCAGAGAAAGGGCGTCCTGTAACGCAGGCTGATTTGACCCGCTACGCTGGTCAGAACAACGCTCCTGTTGTGCCTGTATTGGCTCAGGCTCCTGCAACTGGCAAGCCTACTTCTTCACCTGTAGCATCGAAGAAGCCTGTACCTGCTGTTTCGGTAGCCCCTGTGAAGCCTCTGGCAATCCTGCCACTGGGTACGGCTGGTAACGGTGCACGTGTTCGCTATCATATGCCTCATGGTGTGCAGAGCACGTTCTTTGCTACTCGTGACCAAGCCCGTGCCTATGCCAAGCAAGCAGGCAAGAAAGCTTATGATGCAGGCCCACATTCTCAAAAGGGGCAGCGTCACTACGTTGCTTAATTAATTCTTGACACGAATAGGTAGGTAGCAATACAATGTTACCTATCTGTTCAACAAAGGAAAGAAATGATTAAATTGACACTAGTAAGTATCCAACAAGGTACTATAAGAAAGAGTTTCTTCACGTACGCTTGATACATTAATGGCAAGGCAATCATCTCCCTTGAGGCTTACGGCGAGATGATTCGAAAGTCAGGCTTTCAAGGTGAGCGTGTCAGTTTTTGTTCGTAGGAGGAGTGATGGCAAAGAAGTGTACCTGTAAATGCTCCCATTGTAAGGCGATGGGGAATGTACCGAAGAAAGGAAAGATATGGCGAAGAAACTTGGATTGAACGCTGAAGCTATAGTCACTGAAATGCAATCCTCCGATTATGAAAATCTTATCAGTGTGTTTGATCGAGAATTCGGCCAGTATATTGATCTAGTACGATAAAGGAATAAAATAATGCCACTTAAAATTGAATCTGGTGATGTATTCAACGAACTTCTGAAGAGACATGAAGCTGGAGAAGGAGTTATCTTCGTTCACGGTTGTAACGCAAAAGGTGTGATGGGCAGTGGCGTAGCAGCTCTCGTCAAGAAGCTCTACCCGCATGCGTTTGAAGCTTACAAGCAAGAGTACAACGACTTCGGTTTTGACTTAGGTTCTACTCAGTTTGTGAAGAAGACAAACATTACCTCAGTGATTGTTTGCAATGCTATTACCCAAGAGAACTATGGACGTGACGGTAGGCAATATGTTAGCTATGTCGCTGTAATTAAGGCTCTAGAATCTGTGCGAGATGTAGCACTAGCTGACAACCTTCCTGTCTACCTACCGATGATTGGCGGTGGGCTGGGCGGTGGTGACGTGAAGCGTCTCACTGCTATCTTTCAAGCTGTGTTCCATGATGTAGACGCTACGTTGTGGCTGAAGGAGGATTGATGTTTAATTGGCTTTCAAAACAATCAAAATTTCCAGAGTTGGAGCTAAAGTTAACTCTGGAATATGCAGCAGACTTGGAAGAAATTCTAGACGAGGAAACTCAAGACATTTCTGAGCCTGTTAAGTCTTTGGCCGCATCACTTTTGAAGTTGGAGGACTGGAAAGTTGTCGAAGGGCCTAGATATAGCGGAACCGAAGTACGGGTATATTACCACCGTACCCACACAAGTTTGATGCTCAGGAGTCTTTTAAAAGATAAAAATGACTTCACAATTAATGACACTTGGATGACACCTTCTGAACGCAGCTTCATTTCTAGCACACTTGCAAAACGAGAAGACTTGGCAATTGCACTAAAAACTGAAGAGCTTGCTCGGAAGCATGCAGATATTCGTCAGCAATTTATGGTACTGGTAGATGTTCCACTGGCTACTTAAACTACTTAAAAGGAGAAACAAAAATGAAGATTTACTCACTTATCATTGTAGCTATCTGGATCGCCGGAATCAGTGGCTGGCTAGCAAATATCGTTAAACTCATCTGCCTTGCTGATGGCGGCATTACCTTGATGGCTCTGATTCGTATCGTAGGTATCTTCGTGCCACCTCTTGGTGCACTGCTGGGCTATTTCTAATTTAAAAGGAGAATAATAATGCGTAAAGAACCGTCCGTGTTCAGCTCTATTTTCGGAGCTAACACTACCAAACCTTCCACCGTTGACGGTGTGATGGAAGCCTTCAACACTACTATTGCTGATCTGGAAACCGTTTCTCAAATCAACGAAGCAGCAGCTCAAGAGGCTGAGCGTGTGATTGCTGCACAGTCCGAAGTGAAAGCTCGTGCTCTGTCCGAATCACTCCGTGCCACTGGCATTGCCCAGAAAATGAAAGCGATTTTTGAATGAAAGCCGAACAAGAAAGCCCTAAAGCAACCGCTCCGCAAGTAGCCCTGATCGAGTATAGCCGTGAGATTGGCCCTCGGATTCGTGACATCGAAAAGAAGAAGCAAATCATCAAAGACTTCAAGGAAACCGATGAACACGCTCAAGAACTGAAACAGGAAATCTCCAATCTACAAGAGCAACTGAAAGCTTATGTAGAGGAACAAAACAAAGACGTGATTGATGAAATCAAGACGATGGAGAGTGAGTTGAAATCTGCCATCAAGGGTGCTGCACGTTCTACCAAGGACAGCCCTCGTCCCTACAAAGCGGGAGAACTGAAACCATATTTCGTCGCACGTAATAAACCTGTACCTCAAGGTAAACCTACGCCAGTCAAGAAAGTAATTGTGAAGGGCGATACCTTTGAAGAGCTGGAAGCAGAACTTGGCAGTGAGTAAATAAAAAAGGAGGGAGAAGCCATAAGCCTCTTCCCTCCAACACGCCCTACCAAGGCAACCTTATTTCTTTTCTTCTTTCTTCTCTGGAACTTGAGCCAAGAGTCTAGACTTCTCAAAACTTCCATTCGTACTACCGAAGTAGTATGTCACTGCTGCAATCCAAGCTGTCCCAAGTGTACCCAACATATAGTTTAGAATATCTCGACTAGCTGCCGGGATTGGATATAGCATCATGAAAATCAACATCCCAAAGTATCCGGCTGTAATTGCATAGGCAAGATTACGTGGCGTTTTGTCTTTGACATCTGATTCACGTTTACGAGCTGAGTCACGATCTGCGTTTGCAGTTTCTTCTCGCTTGATTCCGAGTTCTTCCATCCGTACAGCAAAGTCTTGATCGGCCTTTTTCAGTGCCAACATCTGATCGGGAGTAGCACCGCTAATAGCCGCTACAAGCGCTTCTGTACGTTCCTTGGCACTTCCTCCTTCGGTGATCCCGAAAACGCCTTCTAGGGCCGCTACAGCCCCTCCAGCGAGAGGCCCACCAAGAGCGGTAGCTAGTGCTGGTGCAGCTTTAGCTAGTACGTTCCCTAGTTCCTTCCACTCCATATCATTCTCCTTTAATTTTTACTCTGTTCAAGAACCATCCAAACAGAAAGGCTTCTTGAGAAGGCTTTGTCTTGGATAACTCGATGTAACGATTTCCCTGCATCACATTCAGCATACGAAGAAGCACAAGCTCTCCATCTTTTCCTCGCTTGATTAGGTAAGAGGCTAGAGCGTTCAGTGTAGCAGGGCCAATGGCCTTGTCTTCGGGAATGTCCTTGTAATCAGCTTGCTCTCTGTTCAAAAGATTCAAGCAGGATTGCAAGATACCTTCTGCGAATCCAACACCACAATTCACCCCTGTATCACATAGCTCTTCAGCTACGGACGGTGATAACGTTGCTACCCTATCAAAGTGTGGCTCCAGCCAGTAGATGTTCTTGTAAATTTGTTTGGCTGTAGAAAGTGGCAGGTCTTTCATGTCACCCATGTAACCGTTAGACCGGGCCACTCTGAATGTAATGCCATACTTCGTTGCACCGCCAGCATCCAAAGGGTCGTTTGAGTACTCTCCTTCCGCTGTGATGATGTTGTCAATAATTGTTTCGATACTCAATTTGTTTCTCCTTGGGCGTGTGCCCTATTACGTTCTGTCACTCTTCAACACTTCAATCATCAATCGAATCTGCGTAAGAATGTTTTGCTCTGTTGCTCGGATTTGTTCGCCTACTCGGTGAGCCATCTGTTCCAACTCCTTGTCGTGACGTTGTTCTAGTTTATTAACTAGCTTTTCGCTGTTATCTCGTACGTCATTGATTTCAATAGTCAAACTTGCTGCCACTTCACGAAGACGGTCTGTGTCCACTTTCTTTTCCAATTGTTCTGCTTGTTTAGCAGTTTCGTTTCTAAGCATAGCCCAGATGACTCCACCCAATGCCGTAATAACCCCAACTGCTACAGTTAGCGCGTATACCAATGTTTCTACATTCACTTGTTACCCTCTCTTAATTAATTAATCTTAAGGCTTGATAGCCTGTAGCATCGTGCCTGTAATATGGCTAGAAGCACGGAACACATCACGTCCTGCGGCCTTGAGGGCTGCTGCGGCCAATTCAAAGCAGAACCATGAGTCGTCTTCCGTGTACTCGCGTCCGGGATATAGTGCTAACCCGAATGCTCCTTTAAAATCGTACTTCCTACCTACTTGCGAACGAGCGAATGTCAGTCCTGCTTCAGCGTCAAACACTTGGAACTTAACGACATCTGTAATAGCAAGTCCCCTCATCGCATCAACCATCAACGTGCGACGAACGCCGTGTGTCATGGAAGCTTCGATGACGTATTCACCATCTTGGATAAGACAGTGAGAAGCTTTGGCAATATGGAAGCGACTACGCGGGATTGCCCAACGAATCGCTCCTGACACCGGATTCCATTTTCGTTTCGTAAAAATGACGGTGATTGTTTGCATGTTAAATCTCTTCAATATCAATTGTTGCGTTGTTACGATTGAAATATGGAGTGCCCATGATTGGAGTCGTTACCATCTTCCCGTAGAGTTGATGGAGCTGTTCCAGTCGAGAGTCCGCGTTATTCGGATACACGCTGATGAACACAGGTCTAGCCATCCCGTTACCCCACAGAATGTCCCACATCTTTGCCCTGTCTTGTTCGTCAAGGGAAGGAATAGAGAAGTTCTGTTTACGGTGACGAGTGCCACGATCTGTCATTTGATCCCCAGCATCATTTCTGTAATGCTTACTGGTATCCACCACTGTCAGCGTAGCTCCTTGCTCAGCTCCGATTTTAGGTTCCCAATACTGTCCAGCTACTAGACGGCTCACTTCGATGTATCCAGAGACGTTCGTCGTATCTACCAAATCGATTACAAGCTTCTTAACGGTAGCTGGGCTATTAATCCAAGCACGCCCGTAGGCTCCTCCTCCGTAGCTATAAGAGTTCACACCTAGCGGTTCACTTCCCCATCCAAACAGCCCTAGAACGCTTGTAGGGCAGGCGTAGATAACTCCTGTGTCGAAGATAGGCGAAGCATCTGCTTCGTTTGTGTATCCCCGTACACGAATGGTAGCTTGAGACGTGAGGTTGCAGAATGGGAGGGCTACGCCAGCAATGGTTTCACCAACAGCCCATGTTGCTGTGATTGTTGCTGTAGTGCTTGTAGAACGCCATACGGCGCTCTTAATGTCTGTCAACATATTACTTGCTACCAAACTCCCTGCCGTTGTAGAGGCAGAGAGAGTGGCACGGTCGGCAGAGTTGTTGTAAATAATTCTAACGTTTGCCATGTCTTCCTTTCTTAGGCAGCTTCCAACGCTTCAATGCGCTTAAGAGCTGCATCAAGTTTTTCACTTAGTTCTTGAATGGCCCGTCCCATACGCGGTACTAGTTTAGAATAGTCTGCACTTTGGTACTCTGGAGTTCCATCTTCTCTAACTGCATCCTTATCTCCTTGCACAGCATCTGGAACAGGGTTTTCAAGTTCCTGTAGTTTGTGTGCAAACACACCCTCACCACGGCGACCATCCACCTTCCAATTCCAAGACAGAAACTGCACTTGTTTGATAAAGTCCAGACCGAATTCCAAAGGTTTAGCATTCTCTTTCAGACGGTAATCAGACGAGACGTTGTACGCCGTAGAAGAACCGTTGGAAGTAATATTACCTGCAACAACAACTGAACCATTATCAGTGTAAAACTGAATGTTAGTTCCTGACGTATCACCACGAGCGATGTGAAGCGGTGTTTGTCCCGCACGGCGCATAATCATAGTTCCTGCGCCCAAGGAGCCGATAGTAGTGCCGTCGATATGTGCGGCGGCCGGATCATCGGTTGTGCTTTGACCAATACGTAGAACACCACTTGAAGCGATTCGCATACGTTCTATGCCGTTTGTCTCAAACGTAATTGGCAACACCGAGCCAGTACCAGTAGCGTAAGAAGAGAACAAAGCTGCTGTGGAATTACAACGCATCAACATGTAGCTGGAGTTTGCTCGATCTGAGTTATTCCAGACGATGTGTTGTGAACTACCGCCTGTGCCATTTGGGATTGTTTCCAGACTTGAGGCAGCATTAACTGTACTATCTTGGAATGCAAAACGATTATTTAATGTGGCATCCGACCCTAAAACCTGCATTGTATTGCTTGCTACAGGCATCGTGAAACGAGTAATACCTCCAACACGTACTTGGAATGGTTTAGCTGTACCAGTGCCGACGTTATCTGCTTGCAGGAATGAAGTAGTACTATCTACGCCCAACAGAAGACGTCCTGCATTTGCAGCATCAGATGTGTTATGTGCTACAATAGTGGATTGAGTGTTTGTACCGTTAGGAATCAAATTAAGACTCGTAGCTCCATTCAGTACCGAAGTCTGAAATGCCAAACGAAGATTCTGAGGAGTCGAAGTCATGTCCGACTGGATAACATTGGCACCACTCGGTAGACGCAAACGTTCCGTTCCTTGCATGTAGAATAGCATCGGCAGACCCGCACCGGCAGATTGCAACTGAAGACCCGCACCAGTATTGGAAGCGATAGAGCCACGAGCATTGCCGCTGGAGTCTTTGAACGATACTACCGTACCTGCACTGCCAGTGGAACCGCTACCTAGCGAGATTGTACGATAGGCAGTTCCGTTATCTTCGATTGCAGCTCCGAACATTGAGATGTTATAAGTTGTACTATCATATCTCATCATCTCGTTACTGTTTACATTCACCACAAGTGGTACAGTCGTCCCAGTTCCTGACTTACTAGAGATAAGAGTAACACCGCCGTTATTAATAGTAATACCTGCGAGTCCTGAATTATCTGGGTCTGTGCCGTTATATGCAAGAACACTTGAGTTAGTAGATGTACCGTTAGGAATTGTACCAATACTAGTAAGCCCATTAGTCGTAGAGCTTTGGAACAGAGTTCGGCTAGCAATTG